ATAGCCTAAAGCAGCTGTACTACCCCGATAGGATTTCTGGAAGTATTGTATCGCACTCTTTTGATTACTACGAGCAAAGCACATTATTTATATCTGGTACAAGAGAGATATCAGCACCACCTTTTGTAATATCAATACCAAGAAGTGCAACCGGTATATACTTAGCACCAGGTACGAATCTAAATATATACCTAACACAGGTACAGAAATCAAGATATGTTAGTGCTAGTTACATGAATGAAGGATATACAAACGATCCAGATTTAATAGTTAATATAGATGTATTAGGGATAGATGATGACGGAGAAGGAAACCTATACCTTAGTGGAAGTAGCCCTAGAAAATACGTAGGAGATATAATATACCCTCACGGAATAATAAGCGTTACAGACCGACAATCCATAGCAGTATTGCAGAATATGTGGTCTACTGCTTTAAAACCGAACTTCGTATTAAATTGGCAATCAAGTCACCCTATATTCACTCACAATTACCATTGTAGAGTAGGACAGTCTGAATTTAACTTTACATATAATCCAAGTAGTTCAACAGGTTCTTTAAGAACAGTGTATGATAATGAAGGAAACCTATATGCTACATCTGCTAGCGTTAATATAGGGGAGAAAAGAAATAATATAACAGGAAGTGAATTCCAACCATATATAACAACAGTAGGATTGTATAACGATACAAACGAACTAATAGCAGTAGGAAAGATGGCACAACCATTACCAAAAACAGCAAATACAGAAATGACAATAATAGTTAAAATAGACATATAATGGCAATAGTATTAAGAACAGTCACAGGATCAGCCTTAACTCACACACAAGTAGATACTAACTTTGCATCATTCTACTACTCTTCCTCCCTCACAGGACAAATACTTACTTTATTTACAACAGGAAGTACACTGATAGGGCAATCACCTACTTCAACATCCTTTACCATACCTTCCGGATCTAAATGGACTGATATGGTAGGAGGAGGTATTACGAGAAATAGTTTTGTATCTATAACAGGATCATTTGCTCAAGGACATAGTAGCAATAAGGCAATAGGTGCTAACTCTCACGCTCAAGGAAGAACCACTACAGCAGCAGAGTCTAATGCACATGCAGAAGGCGAAGGAACTACGGCATCAGGATCAGCTTCCCATGCTGAAGGAAATGATACATCTGCATCAGCATATGCAGCTCATGCTGAAGGAATATCTACAGTTGCATCAGGACGAGGTTCTCATGCCGAAGGAGGTTCAACAATAGCATTACGAACTGGATCTCATGCTGAAGGAACTAATACATCTGCATCAGGAGATTACTCACATGCTGAAGGAAGTTATACAATAGCATCTGGAAGTTATTCACATGCCGAAGGAATATCAACTATAGCAGTTGGAGATGCGTCACATGCAGAAGGGCAGAGTACACAAGCAATAGGAAATTACTCACATGCTGAAGGACTAGGAACAATAGCATTAGGAAATTATCAACATGTACAAGGTCGATATAATATAACTTCTTCAGCTGAAAGTGCCTTTATTATAGGAAACGGAACAAATTCATCAAATAAGAAAAACTTAGTATTTGCATCAGGAAGTACCTTTCAAGTAAGTGGTTCGTTACTAATTAGCGGTACAGTAGTACTACCAGGGGATAGACCAATTTACTTTGGAACTGCATCACAAGGATCCACCTCGAGTTATGCAATATTTAGAGATCTTTCAGACAGATTAACAATAGGCAATAATGTACAAGAGAATTATGGAAGTGACGGAATCAAAATAAATACATCAGGAAAGGTACAGTTAAATCACGTAATACAAAACTATGGACTTTATGATACAACTTTAAATATAGTAGGTTCGGGATCAAATGATGGAATAACACTAATACAATATCCGGATACTAGTAATAGATATACTATTACAGTAGAATCAGGATCTGTAACTAAACTAAACTTCCAAAACTTATTACACCCAGCTTCAGGTTCATTTAATTTTTCAGGATCTGTAGCAATTAATGATATATTATCACTAACACGTAGAACAACAACTCCAACCCCTGTAGAGGGAATGATAATAGCTTCAGGATCAGCAGGTGCCAGTAAGGTATATTACTATAACGGAACATCTTGGAATGCATTATTCTAAAAAACAAAATAAAAAATGTGGTTATATAAAGATAAACAAATAAACGAACTTACAGATATGCCCGGAGATAACTTCGGGTTTATCTATGAAGTAACACATCTACCAACCGGTAGAAAATACTTAGGAAAGAAACAACTTATTTCTGTTACAAAAAAAGCTTTAGGAAAAAAAGAATTAGCCTTAGTAACAGATAAAAGAACTAGTAAATCTAAGATAGTTAAGAAAGAATCTGATTGGAAAACCTATCACGGATCTCATCCGGAAATAAAACAGCTAATAAAAGAAGGTAAACAGTCGGAATTCTCAAGAGAAATTCTTATCTTTACTCCAAACAAAAAGCTTCATACTTATTATGAGAATAAATTACTATTTATTAAAGGAGTAATAGAACCAGATTCTAACTATATAAATGATAATATAGAAGGAAGATATTTTAGAAAAGATTTCGTATGATAAAATTACAAGAGATAGTTGGTTTACCAACCTTACAGTACCATTTAGATAACAAACTGACGTTATCTGAATGTGTCTACCGCTATTCTTCTGATTCGTTTATACAATTATTTGCTGAAGCAAGACAAGCTCTTAGAGACGGTAAAGTAACACTAAATGAACAAGATTTAGATTTATTAGAAAATACAGATATTGGAGAATATGGAATGTATGAAGGGGTAAAAGTTCCTTTAGATCTACCATTAGTAAACGAACAAAAACTTGATGAAGCAGAGTATCATGGGAAGAAAGTTCAATTGGGTAAGCCAAAAAGAGGAGGATCTAAAAAGTTCGTAGTATATGTTAAAGATCCAAAATCAAAAAAAGTAAAAAAAGTACAATTCGGAGGTACAACAGGATTATCAGTTAAGATAGATGATCCAAAAGCAAGACATTCTTTTGCAGCTAGGCATAAATGTGCTACAGAAAAGAATAGATTATCACCAAATTACTGGGGATGTCATATAGGAAGATATTGGAAATCATTAGGAGGAGCTAAGAACTTCTCAGGATACTGGTAAAATACTTAAATAAGATAAATATGAATAATTGCTCAAAAATGATCTCACTCCTATTACATTCAAGGACACAGACTCATATCTTTCACTGGCAAACAAAGTCGTTTGCTGAACATCTCGCCCTAGGTACTTACTATGATCAGGTAATAGACTTATTAGATGGATTAGTTGAATCATACCAAGGGAAATACGGAATTTTAACAGATTATGAAACTTATCCAATAGTAAACTATTCAGATTCAAGTCAGGTAATTGAATTTCTAGATAAACTAACAGTATCAATTGAGGTATTAAGACAAGATAATGATGATTCTTATTTACAGAACCAAATAGACACCTTAGTAGAATTACTAGAAACAACTAAGTATAAGTTAAGATTTTTATCATAGGTGAATCCTTATAGTCAGATAAGAGAAAACAACTTAATTGTAAGAACATTCTCACAAGATATTGATGAGGAGGAATTGGTTTGGCACAGAGATAGAGAAGATAGAGAAGTAACCGTACTTGAGGAAACAGATTGGCAATTCCAGTTTGATAATGAAATACCTCAGGTACTAAAAGACGTGATATTTATACCAAAGAACACCTATCATAGGTTAATAAAAGGAACAGGGGAGTTAAACGTACATATAATAGAATTCTAGTGGAAGCAGAGATTACAGGGTATTATTGGATACTAACAGTATTAGTATTAGGAACAATTCTGTTTATGGTAGAACTAAAAAGAAAACAATGAAAAGATCACAATTACGAGAACTAGTACTAAAAGAAATAACCGGCTATTCTAAATATGCACCAGGAGGAACTACTCAAGGAGGTACAACAGACGACTTTAGAAACATTTTAACAGCAATTGCAAAACAACGTCCTGAAGAAGAAGAGAAGTATAAAGGAGATCCAAAAAGAGGAAACGATATATTAGATAGAGGAAATCCAGACATACCACTTGATGAAGGAGAAGGTAAAATGTACTCAAAAAATGATGCAATCACTTATATTGAGAACAATAGAGGAGCAAAATATTATAAAATAGCTACAGGTAGAGGAACAGTACAGAAGCTAACAGATGCAGCACAAGCAATGGAAGCAGTACAAGATTCTCCAATAACTCAATTTGAATTAGATGCTCATGGTGATACAATCCAATTTAGTGCACCTTATGATCAAAAGCAAGGACAAGCAGTAAGAGCAATGGGCGGATTAGACTAATGATAAAAATACTTTCTATACTAAAAGAGATATTAACACCTACCCAAGACTACCAAGACCTAGTTGAAAAAGTAAAACAACAAGGAGGTAAATTTTTAGGATCAGGTGATTATGGATCTGCTTTTTTATTAGGAGATAAAGTGCTAAAAATAACAACTGACGGAGAAGAAATTGAAGATGCAAAGCAGATTAAGCAAGTAAAAACAAAGTACTTTGCTTATATTTATGATGTAGAGGAAATAAATCCAAAACTAGCAGTAATTACAATGGAATATCTACAACCATATACTGCAGCACCTGATACAGTTCCAATCGAAGAAATAGAATTAGAAGCAGAAAGACTAAACATATACCCAGACTTACAAGGACCTGGAGGTTCAATTAAAATGGATAATGTAATGCAAGATAGAACAGGTAAGGTAAAAATAATAGACGTATAATGGCTAGAGGAAATCATACATCACCGCAAAGAACTAGAACAAGTAAGAGCAGAAAATCAGTATTAAAAACATTTAATCTGATAAAGCAGAATGAATTAATACTTAAAAAATTAATATAACCAAAGAGAGGCTTGTTTATTCAAGCCTTTTTTCGTATATTATGAGTATGGAAAGTCCTATACTACTTGGTTATTTAGAAAACATACTCGGTAAATCCTACAAAAAAGCTAGGGAGAACTACGCATTTGCATGTCCAAAATGCAATCACCATAAGCCAAAACTAGAAATAAACCTACATACAAACGAAAAAGGAGAAAATACCTTTGCCTGCTGGGTATGTGGATTTAAAGGAAAGACAGTTAAGTCGTTACTAAAGCAATTACAAGTCCCTGCCGAACAAGCATATGAAATTCTACGATATGTTAGAAAGGGAGATGAGATAGGATATAAGGTTGATAATATAGTTGAACTACCTAAAGAATTTAAATCAATTCACTCAGCATCACATACTTCTGTTATAGCAAATAAAGTTAGAAGCTATTTATATAGAAGAGGATTTACAGATAGGGACTTCCTAAAATACAATATAGGATACTGTACCTCCGGAGAATATGAAGGAAGAATTATAGTACCTTCATATAATGAATCCGGACAATTAAACTTCTTTGTAGGAAGAACATATGAGAATGCTTTCAACAAGTACCGAAACCCAGAAACATCAAAAGACATTATTGGATTTGAAAATCTAATCAATTGGGATAGACCAATTGTATTGGTAGAAGGTGTGTTTGATGCAATAGCGGTTAAGAGAAATGCAGTTCCAATATTAGGAAAATCACTATCAAAATCATTACTACGAAAAATAGTCGATAGTAGGGTGGAAGATATTTACATAGCACTTGATAAAGATGCTTTTAAAAAAGCATTAGAGTACACAGAAAAGTTTTTAAATATGGGTAAAAGGGTCTACCTAGTAGATATGGAAGATAAAGATCCAAGCGAGATGGGATTTAAAAATTTCACTCATTACGTACAACAGGCTGAAGAAATGGACTTAGGAAAACTTCTTCGCTATAAACTATCATAACATGATACAAAAAGGAGCAAACATCCTAACAGAGCATGCAAAAAAGAGACTGGATTTTAAACCAGAACTAAAGCAAATTAATTTTCTAGATAGAAGGGTCTATCAAAGATCAGAAGGAGTATATTATCCTTCAGTTACTTCAATCTTACAGTACATGCCAAAGAATAAGTTCTTTGAAAATTGGCTAAAAGATGTAGGACACAACTCAGACATTATAATGAGAAGAGCCGGAGACGAAGGTACTCAAACTCATAATGCAATTGAAGAGTTACTAGAAGGTAAAGAAATCCAATGGATGGATGATTACGGGAATGCAAGATACAATGAATTAGTATGGGGAATGATTCTTAAATTTAAAGAATTCTGGGATATAGCTAAACCTGAATTAATATTCTTAGAAGAGTTTACATATTCAGACACTTATAAATACGCAGGAACTGCTGACTTAGTTGTAAAAATAAATGGAGAAACCTGGCTTATTGACTTTAAAACATCAAACTCATTACATAAATCATATGAACTTCAATTAGCAGCTTATGCTAAGTCAATAGAAGAAGCAAAAGGAATTAAGATAGATAGAACAGCTATTCTTTGGTTAAAAGCAGCTACTAGAGGAGAGGATAAGAGTGGTAAAAAAGTACAGGGGAAAGGATGGGAATTAAAAGTTGTAGATAATATAGAAGAGAATTTTGAACTATTTAAATTAATCTATAGATTATATGAAATTGAACATCCAACCACAGAGCCTAAGTTCACATCATACCCGACTACTATCAAACTTTAACACTATTTATTTAATATAATCGTTGGATATTTAAAATAATATTCATATATTTAGGTAAATAAAGAAAGTATGGGAGGAAACGTATTTGGAAATACAGCATCAATAAAGAAAGAGGATATAAAACCTACTCTTAAAGAGTTTTTAAAACAATTTAAGCAAATATACCCTAAAGCAGAAGCACATTTTTCAACAATGAAAACATTAGGATCTGTAGGGAAAAAAGACGTATCAGGAGATATCGACCTAGTATTAGCAGGATCATCTTTTGATGATGTTGATGATTGGGGATTAGATAGAGACCATATCATGAAATTGTTTGAAGCATTTAAAAAGAGAGCAAGAACAGCTTCGGATGAACAGTTAATGAGAAGAGCAGTTGTTGTAGCTACAGCAGAAGTACTTCAAAATTCAAACTCAGATATTGTACCGGATATGAAAGGAGCTGGTTCAGGTCAGCTATTCTTAATGTTTCCACAATATAACGAAGCAGGAGAAACAAATGGAACTAGTGTACAAATTGATATAAATATCGGTGATGTAGATTGGTTAGAGTTCTCACATTATTCAGCAGTATATAAAGGAAACGTAAAAGGATTACATAGAACTCAATTACTAGTAGCTATGTTCTCTCATGGTGGATATACTTTCTCACATGCAAATGGAGTTAAAAGTAAAGAAACAGGAGAAGTAGTAGCAACTACACCGCAACAAGCAATTGAAGTATTAAATAAGAGGTATGGATTACAGCTTACAAAAGACTCTGTAGCAAACTATTTCGATGTTATGGAAGCTTTAAGAAAGAATCTATCACCGGAAGACCTCAATGGAATTTTCGATACTTATTTAAAAATACTAGAAAGCACAAGAGCAGATATTCCAGAAGATCTACAGCAATATTGGATAGATAATCAAGAGAGGTTAGGATTAACAGGTAAATTCTTACCGGACGATTCTATCTTAGTAAAATATAAAACAGTATAACATGTCAGGATCGATAGGAGCAAATAGAATACCAAGTTCGGCAGTTAAAAAGACTGTAGATTCTTTTATAGAAAAGGTACTTAAAAAATACCCTACATTTAAAAGTGCTAAAATAACTGGATCATACAATGTTATTCCAAAGGATGAAAACGGTGAAGTAGTTGGAGGGCAAGAGAAACCAGAAGGTCACGGAGATATTGATTTAGTTGTTGAGTTAGAAGGTAGCAGAGAGGATATGAAAAAGATAAAAGCTGATTTTGCAGCATATCTTAATTCTCTTTCAGACACTATAACAGTACCCTTTAGAGCAGGAAGGCATACAGGGAAGAAGACAGCAGGAACAGGTGATATAGTAATTACCCAGTATCCTATTGAAGGATTTCCTGATCTTACAGTTCAAATAGACAATATGATTGTTTCTACTGAAGAAGAATCAAACTATAGAACCTCATTCTTAGACATTCCAGGCCCTAAACAAGCATTGTTAATCGGATTAGCAAAAACAATGTGTATTGAAGAAGATCCATTTGAAATATTTAAAAGATTAGGGATAAAAGAAGTACCTCAATTAAAGGAAAATCAAGAATACGAATTCGTACTATCATCAAAAGGGCTAACTTTAAGAATTGTCACTTTAGAAAACTTTAGAGAAGTAGAAAGACGTGATATATGGATGTCCTATAAATGGCCGGATGTTGAAACATTATTCAAAGATTATAATATAAACGGTTCCTTTGAGCAATTATTAAAGCAATTGATAGATAAGCAATGGAGAAGCCAAAGATCTAAAAATAGGATCAAAGGTACTTTTAAATCAATGTTAGTAATTGGAGCAGGAGAAACAGGTACACCAAAAGGAGCTGATAAGGAAGCAGCTTTAAATAAAGTTAATAGTTTATTGGAGAATGGCAATGAAACAAAAACTGTAGCTATCTATGCTGGAGGATTTAAACCACCTCATAAGGTACATTATGAGAATGCAAAAATATTAGGGAATCAAGCCGATAAATTAGTTATATTTATTGGACCACTAGTTAGAGAAGGAGTACCAATTACTGCTCAGCAGTCAAAAGCTATTTGGGAAATATACGCAAAATACCTAGCTACTCCAGTTGAAGTTTATATAAGTGAAAAAACTCCTATCTTAGATACATATTTATGGATTGACGAAAATCAACCTAAAGTAGATAAAATTATTACAGGAACTACTGCCGATGAAATGAAAAAATTTTCCGGTATTATTAAAAATAAAGATAAGTATCCGAAAGTAGAACTAATGGAACTTCCAATTATTGCAACCAAAGAAGATGATAAATTCTCAGCATCGGTAATAAGGAGTTCAGAAGAATATATGCTATCAGGAAAATGGATTCCATCAGTAGTATCACAACAAGATAAGCAAGCAATTATAGATATAGTGACTCCAAAATCTATAGAAGATAGAATGTCAGATAGTATAGAAGAAGTATTTAATAACTTTTTTCCAAGTAAAAAACATGACTTATACTTAGATGAAGGGAAGTTTGCATACCCTAAGCCACTAAGCTCTTATTTTCAAAAAGCACTACATGAAATATCTTTTTCTAAAGATAATGCAGTAAAGATAAATGGTGGAACAATGTCAGGAACATTTGCAGTAGGAGATTCAAAATATAGATATTCGATAACTCCATTTGCAAAAAGTCCATACGGGGATGAAGGTACTTTTTATAATATTGCATTTCACCCTATAAAGAGTAAAGTATCAACTCCACAAGGCGGTAAAGAAAATTACGTAAAGATATTATCTACTATGTATAAAATTATATTAGATTTTATTGAACAGCATCAACCAGATTACCTAGGAATAGGGTCACTAGATAATGAGGAAGGTAGAAACTATCAGACAGTATATGCAAGTCTAACAGATAATAAAGCAAACAGAATACCAGGGTATTTTAGAAAAGATGTAAGCATGCCGTTTAAATCACCAGAAGGACCTGGAAAAATGGTAGTAATGAAGAAAAAACAACAAGTACATCCACTAGAGGAAAATTCAACAGGTACTCCGATAGCAGCTTCATCTGCGATACCTTCTGCTGACAGGGCAGTATTAAACAGACTATATGATGATTTAAAAATTTATATCCCTAAGGAAGAATTTGAAATAGTCTTTCAACAAGATAGGATAGTTATTACTAATAAATTACAAAATCCTATAAGTTTTGATTATACACCATTCCAAGGTAAATTAAACGAATGTGCTGTAAATGATTTCGATTATACACCACATCTTGCATCTATATTAGGATATATGCTTGATCAAAAGATGAAAATAGTACCTTTTCCGGAAATTAAAATTAAAAAAGATCCTCAAGAAGCAGGTAATTTCTTTGGAAAAACAGCATACTATGATCCAGATAATAAAGAAGTAGTTTTATATGTACTAGGAAGACACCCGAAAGATGTATGTAGATCTTTTACTCATGAGATGATTCATCATATACAGAATCTAGAAGGTAGATTAGGTAACATACAAACAACAAATACCAACGAAGATAGTCACTTACAGGAAATAGAAAAAGAAGCATATCTAGAAGGTAATATGTGTTTTAGAAACTGGGAGGATAGTCAAAAGAATGGATAAAAGAGTTGTAGAAAACTTAACAGAATTGTATATAGAGAAGATACAGAAACACTATGGCATGAGTAAACATCATGCCTCCTTTCCCTACATATACATTGAAGATAGTCCATATAGTGATGCAGAACATAAGACGATAAAAGGTGAATTCTGTCACATAGAGACTGATATTAACGTATATTGGAAAAATATAAAAACAGAAGAGGATCTGATAAGAACATTATTGCATGAATATAAACATTATCTTCAATCACCAACTTGGATGACAAGGTACTATAAGCAAGGATATAGTTATACAGATCATCCCTATGAAATACAGGCAAGACAGGAAGAAGAAAATTGGAATAAATTTAAAATAAACAGGTTATGATAACATCATTAAAAGAATTACTACTTACAGAGGAAGATTATTATCCAAAATATCAAATCTACTGTGATATGGACGGGGTATTAACGAATTTTGAAAAGAGATTTGTTGATGAGTTAAGAAGAGAAGGTACTAAATACTACTCAAAAGAAGTAATAAAGCAAGTAACTAGGCCAAAGCATTTTGAAAAACTAGAAGGACAGGCAGAATTTTGGCGTTTTATAGATGAATTAGGTCCGGATTTTTGGTCAGGAATGGAATGGATGCAAAATGGAAAAGCATTGTGGTCTTTTATAGAACCATATAACCCGATAATACTTACTTCACCCTCTAGACATAATGCTTCAAGATTAGGAAAAAGATTATGGGTAAAAGAACACTTATCTCCAACACCGCCTGTAGAATTTAGATTCGGAGAAGCTAAGTCGGATTTTGCAAATGAAAATGCTATATTAATAGATGATAAGCCAAGTAATTTAGCAGCATTTGCTGGTAAAGGAGGTATAGCATTAGAGGTAAAGGATGGAGAAATCCAATCAGTTATAAACAAACTAAAAGAGTTAGGTTATGGGCGAGAGCTTACTTAAGAAAGAATTCAAGTCAAAAGACGTAGAAAGAGTTAGGAATCTAGTAAAGAAAGATTTCTCAGGAAAAACAGTTACCGGGGTAGGGTATGAAAAGCAATATGAAATCCATAATGAAGGAGATATATGGGAAGAAAGCGGACGTACCTGGACGATCAAAGACGGAATTAAACAGAACATAACAAAACTAGATGCAGCAAAAAAAGCTATGCAAATGCCTTTAAAATGCCCAAAATGTGGAGGTCCTATGAAGCATTGGCTAGCTCAAAAAATGTATAAAGTACATGGTTTTTGTTTTGACCCCTGTACTGTAGAGTATGAAGCTACTTTAAGAAAAGCAGGACTATACGAACAGTATGAAAAGTCCATGATTAAAGGAGGATTAAAGGTATTTCTTCGAGATATAGAACAATACTTTCTTGAACAAATAAACCAAACAGATACTTTTGTAACAGAGCAAGGGGATGTTGAAGATTGGACTAATAATAATACTAAGGTAAAAGAAAAAGCATTAGAAAATTTACAGGAATACTTAAAGCATTTGAAAAGCCATGTAGATTCGTAATAAATTTTCCTTACTATTTATTTTAACACAGTAAATAGTAGTTAATTTATGTCAAAAGCAGCACCTTCTACAACTAGATTAGAAAAAGCAAAAGTAGCAAGACCCGGAGTTCATTCAAAATGTAAAACTTCAAAATTAAAGAGTTCTAAGAACTATAAAAAACTGTATAATGGACAGGGTAAATAACTTATATTTAGTTCAACTAATTAAAGAAGTTTTATCTGAAGAGAAAGCAGATAGGTGTCTACGTATTGCTAGAACAAAATACGATAAACCCTCAGCGTATAGATCAGGAGCAATTGTTAGATGTAGAAAAGGAGATATCTGGAAAGACATAAAAGAAACCGAAGATCCACAATCAGGTAAAGCAGCACCTTATGGTTCAGGGCTTAAGAAAGTAAAACAAGCAATCCAAGAACTACTACAAGAGGACGAATCACTTCGTAAATGGTTCTCAAGAAAAGGAGCAAAAGGAAAATCCAAAGGATGGGTTGACTGTAATGCACCTGACGGAAAAGGAGGATATAAATCCTGCGGAAGACAAGAAGGAGAAAAAAGATCAAAATACCCAGCATGTAGACCAACACCTGCTCAATGTAAGACAAAAGGAAAAGGTAAAACTTGGGGTAAAACAAAATAGATATGAAACTACTAGAACTATTAAGAGAAGCTAAAGAGGCTTTTGAAGACTTTGCTAAAACCAGAGGAGAAGGAGCCGCTAAAATAGCATCAAATGCTCATGAAAAAGGAGGACTTGCTCTACTTACTTGGCACCATTTTAAAGTAAAAGCTCCTTATTATAAGAAAGCTGTTGAAGGAAAGCTTGATATGGAAAAAGCAGAGAAAGAGTTTGAAGAAACTTATAAAAAAATCTCTTTAAATATGTCTCAAATTGAATTTCAAAGAGAAGTAGGTAGACTAGAAGTATTGGGAGAATTATTAATAAGAGAAAAATAATGCCAACACTAAATACATCCATACCTCATTTCTATGCTAAGATGAGAATCGAGCATATGTACCAGCATGACGGGAGAGAAGGTATGCAAGATGTAATAGTGTTTGGAGTACAATCTGTAGGAGGAAGAGCTCTTACTTTCCATATAATGACTGATGAAGGAGCTGTTAGATCAAGAGTTCCAATCCATATGCTTGCTTGGAAAGATGATGCACCTAGAATGGCTTTAGATCATTTACAGTTATGGGATTGTTTTGGACATGATATATCTATTACAACATATGATTATCTATTACAATCAAGAGTAAAAGCAATATTTAAAGACGGAAGTAAAGAGTGGGGAAATTACTTAATGACTTTTGATTGGTTTAATAACCCATACTCCAACGAACCTACCCAATACAAAGCAGCTCACTTAATTAAACTTGATAACGGAAACTTTACTCTCCAACCTAATAATAGGCTAATGTGGAGAGATATGTCTTTCGTAACTCAACCATTTCCAGAAAAACCAGATTGGATGATAGATAATAAAGAATGGTTCTGTGAATCAGTTTCAGATAAATGGACAATGGAAAAAGGAAATGAAAATATCTACTATTATACTTTAGAAAATGAAAAAAAACCAACTAAGAGAGATAATTAAAGAAGTTCTCGAAGAAAGTCTTTGGGATAACATAAATGCTAAGCGAAAAAGTGGTAGAAAGCCTGCAAGAAAAGGAAGTAAAGCTTATAAAGCAGCAGTAGAGGCTGGAAAAAAGCTAATGGAAATAGAAGAAGGAATAGATGATCCTGTTCAACCAGGAATATTAAAAGATAGATTAGGAAAATTATCTTGTACAAAAGTAAGAGCTGCAAAAGCAGAATTAAAAGATAAAGGTACTCATTATGCAAAAGCATTACAGAGATACTTAAATTACCATTGTCAATAAAAAACCCCTATTTATTTGTATAATAGAAAAATAATTACTATATTTATAGACTAGCAAATGAAGAAATTAATGCAATTACTAGAAGTTGAAAAAGGATCAGTAGAGCTAAAAAAAGGAACACCTGATACTGAAATTAAAAAATATACAGATAAAGGAATGGATGTACAACTTGTAGACCCTGCCACTGAAAAATTAGAAGAAGAAGCAGGTAGAAAATACACTGCAGAAGAAGCAGGTGCAGTAGGAAAAGTAGTAGGTAAATCACTACTTAAATCCCTAAGAGGACAAGGAGATGAAGTAGTTGATATTAGACTTACAGGAGTTGGACTTAATAAATTCAATATTAAGGTAAAGTATAGTAATGATAAAGGACATGATGTTTTTAAATTTACTTTAAATCCAGATACAGAAAGTATTATATTAGATTTAGGAAACGAGCCAATGGAACTAGTAGACTTCATAATAACACAAGGAAACACCGTCTCTCTCCCAACTCCGGAACTAGAAGATAAACTAAGTGATGCAATGAAAAAGTATATAGCAGAACCATCGGATGATGAGTATGATCAAATAGCAGCAATGGAACCAGAATCTGATCCCTCTCAAATGAATAAATATATTTCAGAAGCAACCTTCAATATTAATGGATTAGGTAACTTTGAGTTTACAGGAATGAGAGATGACTTAATTATGGGATCTCAAAACAATGGACCTGTTAGAACTTTTAGAAAAGAAAAAGTTTTACAAGATAATCCAAACTTTTTTGATAGACAGCCAAGAGAAAGAAAACCACAAGGAATTCGTCCTTACTCGGAAGCACAATACAGAAAAATCTTACAAGGAGCAATTGATGATGCAGGAAGTACAGAATTTGCATACGATATGGCAGAATCTATGATATATGATCCACAGATACTAGCTAGACTTAAGAAAGATTATCCAGGAGAATCAGCTAAAGATTTAAAACTACAGCTTCAATACGATTTAGAAGCATGTGATTCACCGGAAGATGATTATGAAGATGACTATGAAGATCAAGTAGCAGAAAAAAAACTTACAAAGCCTGAAGTTAAAAAGAGAGAAGAAATTGTAAAAGCAATGAAGAAGGAAGGTGAGCCAAAAGATGCAAGAACCTATGCAATAGCAACAGCTCAAGCAAAGAAATTAGCAGAAAAACTAGATCCAGTTGGAAAAGAAGATGACGATATTAACAACGACGGAAAAGTAGATTCAGCAGATAAATACTTAGTAAAAAGAAGAGAAGCTATTTCAAAAAATATGACTGAAGGGACAAACCCAGAACTTATAAAATATGTAAATAGATTTGTAGGCGGATTAGCAAAAATGTATGATTACTCAACCCAAGATGCAGTATATGCAATAATGGGAGTATTGAAATCACAGGGATGGAAAGGGTTAAATGAGGATCTAGATTTAGGTCATGAAGATGATGAACCAGGAATGCTATTAGGAGATATATACGGTATAATGCAATCGGCAAAAAGCCTATATGAATTAGTAGCACAATTTGAAGGACAACAAGAAGTTGATTTTCCACATTGGTGGCAAGCAAAAATTGTTAATGCAAAAGCAAATCTATCTGCAGCAAGACAATACTTAGATTATGAAGTAAATAAGCCTGAGCAACAGCAAGTTAATATTGCAGCAGTAGCTCTAGAAGAAGCTAAAAGTACCTGTTGTCATAAATGCGGCCATGTTCATGTAAAAGGAACAGCACATCCAACACCATATTTAACAGGTCAAAAAAACTGTAAATTTAGAGACTAATGAAAAGATCAGAACTTAGAGATATAATAGTAGAAGCATACGTAGAAGTATTAAAAGAAACACCAGAAGTACCTGCATTAAAAACATCTACCCAATTAATATTAGGTAAATTTCCAACCCTAAAAAAATCATTAGTAAAATTACTAACTCATGAATTTGATGAATTTGTTGAGGATGTTAAGTGGGTTGCTCCTAAACCAACTACCTTTATAGTAGTGTTAAAGAATGGGCAGACCTTCAATATGAAATGGGAAGGAAAAGACTTTGATGCAAACATAGAAGGAAAAAATTACTACTTAGGAACAGTATCATCATATCAACAAGCAGTAGATTCCTTAAATAGAATACTAATTAATGGCCCAATTTCTCAAGGAGAAGAACCAGGAGCAGATCAATTCGGAGGAGAAACACCTGGTGCAGAACCAGCAGCCGGAGGCGGTGGAGGAGAATTTCCTGGAGTAGAAACAGCACCTGAAGGTGGTGAAGCAGCCGGAGCAGATTTCGGAGGCGAGGAAGAAGCAGGAGGAGGTCCTGAAGAAGAAACCCCAACATCATTATAAAAATAAGTTATGAACGTAGTAGATAAGGTACTAATAGAATGGGCATTTAGGTGCAAGAAAGGTTATCCAGATATGAATAATCCTGATGATATTGAAATACTTAGAGAAATCTATTCTGAGTATGGAATTGTTATGGAAGGAACAGTTACACCGAAAGGAACAACTTTTGAAATAGATAGAACAAACTACACAGTACTTAAGGATTCTACAGATAAATTTATACTAGCACAAGACGAAAAAGGTACTAAAAAGGACTATAATAGAGAAACACTAGAAGCAAATGGAGTTAAGTTTAACTTACCTCAAAAGGCAAAAAAAGGTCAAGAAATACAACAAACAGCTGCTAAGCCAAAAGCAAAAAGAGAGCGAAAACCACAAGTACCTAAGACTACTTACGATGAAATAATAGTACATGCACTAGATACGGATAATATACCCCCTATTGAAGGTAACCCAGAAGACTATAAAATGGTGCAGGGTAACGGGACAATAGATGTAAAAAACGCTCACGACAAAGCTATATTTGAAAAACTATATAAAATAGCTCCTCCAAAAGCAAAAGATGAATTAGGATCTGCAGGATCAAAAGGATCAGGGCATGGAGAAATTGCAGTTTACTGGTTATTATCGCAGGCAGGAAATAAGGTAGAGGACAGTAGAGGAGGTAGTAACGCAGATTTATTAGTAAATAATATAGGAGTAGAAGTAAAAGCTTTTCCAAAAGGAAAGGATATGATACAGCTAGGTAGAATAGGTAAATATACTACAGAGTTAAAAAAGTTAAATACAGTATTTGGGATTAATGCACTAGTATCTGAATTCTCAGGAGAAGGAAAGAAAACACTTCCACCAAACGCAATTCATGCAACTACTAGCGATGTGGTTGAAGCTTGTGAACATGTACTCAATGTATATAAGATGAAGCCAAAGATAGCAGAGTTTAATCTACCATTTTTTAATACAATGTTTGCAAAAATAGATGAAGTATTTGAGCATGTTGGTGATACTAGAGATCCAAAAGAACTCGCAGCTATCTTGCTACGGGATTTGTTAAAGGCAAAGTTTATTGATAAACCGATAGGTAGTGGGGAAGCGGGATATATTATGAACGTGTCTCCAAATGGGGATATGGAATACACATACATAACAAGGGATACGCTAAATAACATTGCTACTGAAAAGGTCTTAAGTGGAGTATCAATAAACCAAGGTATGATAAATTACAGTAAAGGACTTTTTAACTAATAATAAACTATTTATAAACAAAAATATAAACACAATGGCAGATAACTTTAATTTAAGACAATTCTTAACAGAGAATAAACTTACAAAAAACGCAAAACTTTTAAAAGAAGAGCAAGAAGATTACAAATACTTCGATGAAGAAGGAACAGGAGGATTTTATATGACTACTATAGATGGAGTAAAAATCTACAGCTTAGAAGATTCAAGTATAATGGATACTTGCTTTTATGCACTAGAAGATGAAGACGGTTATATCGACTTTATATCAATAGACGTATCTGGAGAACCTGTTAGCTCAGAAGATATACAAAACGAACAAGAGATATCATCGTACATCGCAGACTTTATTGAAGAGGATATTAATTCACAACTAAAGGAAGAAGGTTTACTAGAAGCATCTGATTCAATGAAAAATAAAATGAACGAAGAAGCTTCATTAAATGGAAAACCAGTAGATATTAGGTCAATTGAGATTGAAGACATAGATACAAGTGACTATCCAGACTTCACAGATGCTTACATTACTTATGCAGAGTATAAAGATGGAACTCCATTAACAGAAGAAGAATTAATAAAATTCGAAGAAGAAAACTACGGAATAGTAGGAGAATTAATTTTAGATAGACAATTGTATTTGGAAGGTAATGAAGAAGAAATGGAAGAAGGTATTCACGATAGAAATATACTATCTAGACCTAGTTCAAATCCAGCTATCGAACCACTAGACCGATCACCTGAGGAACTAACTAAAGATGCAGATGCAAGATCAGAAAACATGTTACGAATGAAGTACTATAATCAAATTCAAGATACCAATATATCAGACGAAGAATTGAGATACATACTAAGCGGTAAGGGTGCAAAAGGTTTTGGAGGTACACCAAATGCAGTTAACAATATACTAGCAAGTAGAAGCAGAATGGAAGAAGTAGCACCAGCATCAATGCAAGCAGGATTCGACATGGTAAATTCAGAAAAAAGAAAACATGCAGAAATGATGAGAGTTGCAAATAAACTATTCCCAGAATTTGGAGGTAACTTAGAGAACTTCAAACCGCTATCATCACAGCAAAGAGAAATGGTATATCAGAACCTCGATTCAGCAAACATAAAAGAAGCTAAATCATACAAAGTATCAAAAAACTCAAAAGAAGCACAGCATCTTAAAAAAGGAGATATTATAGGATCAGGAGATGAAGTAGTATCTGTATCTGCAGGTGCTAGAACACCATCAGGAAAAGTAGAAGTAACACTAAAAACTAAAGACGGAAAAACAAAAACATCTACTTGGGGTAAAACAACTAAGATAGGAGTAAAAGAAAAAGAAACAGTAAAAGAAAATAAAATGACACAAAGAGACAAATACTTAACTAGATTAGTAGAAAACGCATTAGGATTAGAAGTAACTTAAGACGATAACGTAGACTACACAATGGGTCGTCATGATGATCCAAACCAATTACCAAACCCTGCACCGGAAATAACAATTCCAGAAGGAGAAGAAATGGTAGAAGAAAAGCCTATGCCAAAATACGAAAGCATCGAAAAACTTATGCAAGAAATTGATAAAAGTACAGATGAAGAAGCTCATAAATTTAAAATGCAAGAAATGAAAAGAGTTGCTGATGGATTAGAAAAAAAAGCAACAGCACTTGAAGAAGGAGATGATGCAGATCATATCGATCAAAAGAAACTTAAACAAATGAAAAAAGATATCATGACTTTAAGAAAAGGTATCGAGAAGATGGAAAAATTAGGTGATAAAAAATTCACTAAAAAAGAAACAAAAGCAGATTTAAAGGAAGGATTTGATTTAAGAAAGTACTTAGTAGAGAATAAAATGACTAGTAATTCAAGAACACAAGAATAAACTACTATTAGAATAAAACAAGCCCACCCCACAAAGGTGGGTTTTTTTATGTTCGGCTATTTATTATATATAATTATATAATATGTCACAACCAGATATTAAACAAATAGTAGCCCAAGAATATATTAAGTGTGCCAAAGACCCAGCTTACTTCATGAAGAAGTACTGCTATATACAGCATCCAAAAAGAGGTAGAATTTTATTCAACCTATATCCATTCCAAGAAAGCGTACTGCATTTATTTAGAGATGAAAATTATATCATCACTTTAAAATCAAGACAGTTAGGTATCTCTACTCTAGCATCTGCATATGCTTTGTGGTTAATGCTCTTTCATAAAGATAAAAATATACTTGCATTAGCAATTACTCAAGCAACAGCACGTAATTTAGTAACTAAAACGATTTTCATGTATGAGAATCTACCAAAATGGTTACAATTACCCTTTACAGAAAAAAATAAATTATCTCTTAGACTAAAAAACGGTTCTAAAATTACAGCTAAATCATCAAATACAGATTCTGCTCGTTCAGAAGCAGTATCATTGTTACTAATAGATGAAGCTGCTTTCATTGACAATATTGAAGAAACATATACAGCAGCACAACAAACCCTAGCAACTGGAGGTCAATGTATGGCCCTTTCCACTCCAAATGGTATTGCAAACTGGTTTCATAAAACATGGGTAGATGCTGAAGCAGGAGAAAATGGATTCATTCCAGTTAAATTACCATGGTCAGTACATCCAGAAAGAGAACAAGATTGGAGAGATGAACAAGATAAGAAATTAGGAGTAAGAGCAGCTGCACAGGAGTGTGATTGTGACTTTTTAACTTCCGGAGATACGGTTATTGAACCAGAATTACTATCTTTTTACGAGGAAACATATATTCAAGAACCTATTGAAAAAAGAGGAGTAGATAATAATCTATGGATATGGGAAGGGGTTGATTATCAAAAATCGTATATGATTATTGCCGATGTATCTAGAGGAGATTCAACCGATTACTCCACATTCCATATATTTGATATTGAATCATGTACTCAAGTAGGAGAATATAAAGGTAAATTATCCCCTAAAGAATTTGGAAATGTACTAGTAAGCATAGCAACTGAATATAATGATGCACTACTTGTAATAGAGAATGCAAATATAGGATGGTCAACAATAGAGCAAGTAATATCCAGGGAATATAAGAACCTATACTATTCATCAAGGTCAGAAACTGAAACAGTCGAATCATATATGGCTAAGTTTGAAAGAGATAAGTTAGTTCCTGGATTTACAATGTCCTTGAGAACAAGACCACTAGTAATTGCAAAGTTAACTGAATATATTAGAGAGAAATCAGTTATAATCAAGTCCAAAAGAACGATGGCTGAGTTAAGGGTATTTGTTTGGAAAAATGGAAAACCACAAGCACAGATCGGATATAATGATGACCTTGTAATGCCACTAGCTATTGCACTTTATGTAAGAGATACAGCCGTTAAAATGAGACAACAGGGAATGGACCTTTCAAGAGCCACAATGAACTCCCTTGTTAGTTTAAATCAAAGAGAAGATACACCGGTTTTTAATGTTGCTCCCATGAGAAATAATCCTTATCTTATGAAAACAAGCCATGGGGATGAGGATCTCACTTGGCTATTGGGATAACCACTATTTATAAATAAAATATTTAACAATGGCAGAAAGAAATTTATTTTCCAACCTACAGAGACTGTTTTCAACAGATATCTTAGTTAGAAATGTAGGAGGAGATGAACTAAAAATAGCAGATATTAATCAGATACAAACTACTGGTAAATATCAAACAAATGCACTACTAGATAGATTTTCTCGTCTATACATATACAACAATAAGAATATATTTAATCCAAATCTTAATTACCAAACATTAAGAATTCAACTATATTCAGATTATGAAGCAATGGATTCAGATCCATTTATCGCATCATGCTTAGATATCCTAGCAGATGAAGCTACTCTAAGAAACGAATATAACGAAGTACTATCTATAAAATCTTCGGATGAAAATATACAAAGAGTTCTTTACAACCTATATTACGATGTATTAAATATTGAATTTAATCTATGGTCATGGATTAGAAATATGTGTAAGTACGGTGATTTCTTTTTAAAACTAGAAATCTCAGAAGAATTTGGAGTATATAATGTACTTCCTTACACGGTTTATCATATGGTTAGACACGAAGGAGTAGATAAAGATAATCCAACTAAAGTAACTTTTACAATTGACCCGGATGGACTTGCTTCATCGATGGATCCAAACTATATTCCTAATTCAAACAAATCAGTTATCAATCTAGATAACTACGAAGTAGCTCACTTTAGGTTAATTGCAGATACAAATTATCTTCCTTATGGTAGATCTTATATAGAACCTGCTAGAAAAATTTACAAGCAAATGACTTTAATGGAGGATGCGATGTTAATTCACCGTATCATGAGAGCTCCTGAAAAGAGAATGTTTTATATTAATGTAGGAGCAATTCCACCAAATGAGGTAGAACAATTCATGCAAAAAACAATTAATAGTATTAAAAAAACTCCTTATATTGATCCACAAACAGGTGATTATAACCTAAAATTCAATATGATGAATATGATGGAAGACTTTTACCTTCCAGTAAGAGGGGGAGATACTTCTACAAAAATTGAAACAACAAAAGGATTAGAGTATGACGGAATAAAAGACGTTGAATACCTAAGAGATAAAATGTTTGCTGCATTAAAGGTACCTAAAGCTTATTTTGGATTTGAGAAAGATTTATCAGGAAAAGCAACATTAGCTGCAGAAGATATTCGTTTTGCAAGAACAGTAGAAAGAATTCAAAGAATCGTAGAAAGTGAATTAACTAAAATTGCTTTGGTGCATTTATATGCTCAAGGATTTAAAGGTGAATCTCTAACTAATTTTGAAATTAAATTATCTACAGCATCTATTATATTCGAGCAAGAAAAAGTAGCTTTATTAAAAGAGAAAATTGACCTAGCTCGTCAAATGAAAGAAACTAAATTATTTTCATCAGACTATATTTACGACTATATCTTTAATCTATCAGAAGATAAGTATAATGAAATGAGAGATCTAGTTAGAGAAGATGCTAAACGTGACTTTAGGTTATCTCAAATAGAGAATGAAGGGAATGATCCTGTAGTAACAGGGGAATCTTATGGAACACCGCATGACTTAGCTTCTATTTACGGAGCAAGAGAGCAAGGAGATGTTCCTGCTGGATATGATGAGAGAGACCCACAACCGGAGGGCAAGCCTAGAGAGAAATTCTCAGTTCTAGGTACACAGAAAGATCCAATGGGTGGTAGAGATAGATTAGGAGTTCATGGAATGAAAGGTGGCTTCCCTAGTGATAACGAAAACGTAAGCGAAGATACATCTAAAAAGAAAGCACATGGCAATCTTAAGGCAAAACTAGTCTTAACACAGAATAAGAATATATTCTCTCCATTTAAAAAGACATTAATCTTTGAAGAGAAAATAGAGGAACAGTCTGATTTATTGAATGAAGATAATATTAAAGATAATTTAGATAATTAACACCTATTTATTAATAAATCAAAGAATACCGTGAAAGTAAAACACAGTAAATATAAGAATACAGGGTTGATATTTGAATTACTAGTAAAACAAATAGCAGCTGATACCCTGTCAAGAAAAGACTCACCGGCAGTTAAGATATTAAAAAAATTCTATACTGGGAATACCTCTCTAGTAAAAGAATTTAAACTATACGACTTTGTATTAAAGAACAAAGGAATAGGTCAAAAGAAAGCAGAAGCAATTTTATCTACTATTGTAGAATTATCTAGAAAAATAGATACGAATACTTTGAGTAAACAAAAATACGAATTAATAAAGGAGTTAAAGAACCATTATAACTTAGAGGATTTTTTCTCAATTAAAGTAGAAAGTTATAAACCATTAGCTGCTTTGTATTGTTTAATGGAAGCTCAAAATACAGAAGGATTAGTAGATCCTCAAGTCTTTGTAGATAATAAGACAACATTACTTGAGCATTTCTTACAAACAAAACAGGATGTAAATAGTGCAAAAGATACCTTAATTGAAGAATATTCAAAATACGATAAGGATTTAAGACTACTTACCTATAAAATATTATTAGAGAAATTTAACGATAAATATGTTGATCTTCTTCCAGAACAGAAGAACATACTTAGAGAATTTATTATCTCTGCAAACTCAACTACAAAACTAAGATCATTAGTTAATGAGGAATTAGGTAAAATACAAGTGCAGATTACAAAACTAAAACCAAGAATTGAAGATCAAATCGTTAAAATTAAATTAGACGAAATAGCTAAATCAATTACTCCAGTTAAAAATACAGAAAAGGTTACCGATAACCATTTAGTTACTCTTATGCAGTACTATGAATTAGTAGGAGAATTAAAAAGAGTATGAAAAAGTCACAATTAAAACAGATGATTAAAGAAGTACTTGAAGAGGAAGGTAATGTGACTGGTGCTGTTGGAGGATATTCAACTCCTAAAGCATTTGCTAAAAAAGGTCAAGGTAAAAATGCTGCTACAAAGCAAGGAGAAAGATTAGGTTTTACGACAGTTAAGTTAAAAAAACGTCCATATGATACAAAAGCCTTTGCATACTTAGATGAAATACAAGTAAATACACCACATGCTTTTGTTTCAGAAACAGAAATGGATAAAAGTCCTGCAGTAAAAAAAACAGAAGAAATGGGTTATAAGCTAGACAAGGTAGTAAAAAAATCTGATAAAAGATAACATGAGAACATTACAAGAAAAATATAACGGAATAAACGAAGGAAAATTTACAAAAGATCAGTTCCTAAGAGATGCTAGAATGGAGCAACCAAATCTAGTAACTCATTTCAATGGATAAGATGATGCTGTTAAAATTCTTAAGAACAGAGGAATGATTAGAGAAGCATACAGTACTGAAGAGAGTTTTAAAGATTACTCTGACGATGCACTTGCTGATATGATAATTAACTCATCTAGATTTGAAGGTAACCAAGATCAAATTGCAAGAGTAAAAGCTGAATTAGAAAGACGTAAGCAAGCTATAAAAGAAGAGGTTGATACTAAAAATCTTAAGAATGTAAAGCTTAAAAACGGTAAAATTTATAGAAATGTTAGATTTCATCTTCCAAATGATCCTAAATCATTTGTAACTTCCAATGGCGGTTATATGATAAATCAAGATATAGCAAACGTTGTTCATGCTGATCAGGAGATCAAAGAAACTGTAAAAGAAGATTATTCTAAAATCTTAGAATTACCAGATGGTAACTATTTCGCCATAGATGGAGATTGGGAAGATATGTATCAAGGAAATAACGGATTATTCTTTAGCATAGAAGGTATCAACATTTATGATAAAGATGGAGAATCAATACAAAGTTCTCCTAGAGAATTTTTATCTCAGTTTACACCAGAAGAAATTGTAAAAGTAGAGAACGTAAACGAAGCTAGACTTACAAATAAAAGCTTAACAGATTACAGATACAAACCAACCAACGATATGGATAAATATCCATACGAACAAATACTAAGAGGATTAAGAGTTGAATTGGAAGGATTAAATATCTTAGGAACTCCAACACCGGAAGAATATACAAAAGCATTAGGAAAAGTTCTTAAAAATCTAGAAAAAGATACAATTTTTTATACAAATCAAGTAGCAGGAGTAAAAGCAAATGCAAAAAGAACTGATTTAATGATTGATGCAACTCCAAAAAACGAAGTTGATAAAGAAAACGGACTTAAAAAAGCAGCACTAAAAGAAGCAATCAAAGGAGTAATAAAAAATATACTTTTAGAGAATACAGATCCAGATCTATATGATCAAGATGAGGAAAGAGAAGAAAGAGCAAATGATCATGGAGATTATGGACCAGTAAGTGATTTTGGAGATTACTATCCAGAACCAGATGAAGATCTATATGAAATGCAAGGATCTAAAACAGACGCTGAGTATAAAAGAGAGTTAGAAGATTATTTAGAAGATAATCAAATCTACGGATACACAGATATGTTATTTGACATATTAACAAGTCCAGAAGAAGAAGCAGTTGCTGATAATTTAGCAGACTTTTTAGATGATCATCAAATCTACGGATATAACCGAGGTCTTTTAGCAATCTTTAGAGATTACTCAAATAAAGATTATCCAGAAGAAGATGAAATAGACTACGATGACGAAAACTTCTCGGACCCTTTTATTGACGGAGATTTAGAAGAAGCAACAGATACAGAAGCAGACAAAAATATGGTTCGTAAATTTATGACAATGTACGAAACTGAACCTTCTAAATTTGAAAAATTACATAAACAAGCACAAGTTCAAGCATCAACTACAGAAGATAATAAATTTAAACATTTACTAAGTCTGATTAATAGAGCAAAAGCAGGAGCTTTACAGAGCCTAGCAAATCAAGATAGACGTCAAGCTGATAGTGAAGGAATGGATGAATCAATATCATTAAAAGATATACTATAATGAACAATCCACTATTAATAAATGTAACTCCTTTCAAAGGACTTCTTACTGAATCAAAAACCAAACCAGGTGTTTTTGAAGTAACAGGTATTATGCAAAGAGCAGGAGCAAAGAATCAAAACGGAAGAATCTATAAAAGAGAAATTCTTGAAGAAGAAGTAAAAAACTATGTAGAGAATTTTGTAAAAGTAGGGAATGCATATGGTGAATTAGATCATCCAGAATCTCCAGTTGTATCATTAAAAAATGCCTCACATGTTGTAAAGGAATTATGGTGGCAAGGTGATGATTTGATGGGAAAAGTAGAACTACTAAACACCCCTTCAGGAAACATCGTAAAAGAAATCCTAAGAGGAGGACATACAATAGGAATATCATCTCGTGGAACAGGATCAGTACAACAAACAAATGAAGGAACTTTAATGGTTCAAGACGACTTTCAGTTAGTATGCTGGGATTTTGTCTCAAATCCGAGTACAGATGGAGCTTTCATGACACCTATTCGCCTTAATGAGGGAAAACAGAGTATAAATAAGTATGCAAAACTAGACTCAATCATAAACAATATACTAAGAGCTTAACTGGTGTAATGGGATAAACTTGCTATTTATAATAAAGAAAGTAAATGGTAGGAATATATAAAATAACATCCCCAACAGGGAAAATATACGTAGGACAAAGTACTAAAATAGAACAGCGATTCCAGTACTACGAAAAACTAAACTGCACACAACAGGTAAAGCTACTCAGATCCCTACAAAAGTACACACCAGTAAAACATATCTTTGAGATAATTGAAGAATGTAAAAGCACCGAATTAAACGAAAAAGAGAGAAGTTGGCAAGAGTATTACAACGTACTAGATCCTAAAGCAGGATTAAATCTGAGATACACTAAAGTAGGTGACAGATCAGGACTAATGTCTGAAGAAACTAAAGATAGGATGAGTACCTCAAAGAAAGGAGAGAAGAACTATATGTTTGGAAAAAAACACTCTGAAGAAACAAAGAAGAAGATATCTGAAAAAAGAAAAGGATATAAAGTAAGTGAAGAGGTTAAAAAAAGATTATCTGAACAAAGGTTAGGAATCCCAAAATCAGACAAACAAAAACAGGAAATCTCAGACAGACAAAAAATATCAGAAAAAAATACATTCAGACATACATTAAAATGTCCGCATTGTAACAAAGAAGGTCAAAAACCAAATATGCTTAGATGGCATTTTGAAAATTGTAAACAAATAAAAAAATAAAAATGAAAAACGATTTTGATATACACCAATGGCAAGCAAAGTACTTACTTAAGGAAAATGTTGAAAACTTTACAGTAGGAAAGCTTATACTGGAACTAAGAAAGTACGATACAAATCTTCCAGTCAGAGTAGGGTGTATGGGATATACAAACCAGGAAATTGTACAAATTATCGAAAAAGGAGAATATGATAGGGAAACTGATGAATCTATTAAAATACTTCAAATAAACGGTAACGGAAGTTATGATGAAATTTATGATGAAAATGAAGACGATAATTAAAACTAGCATATAAAGAAAAGTAAACACACCCACCCTATAAAGGTGGGTTTTTTATGTTTCGGAAAATACGATATATTTATTACTGAATATGTCATGATATATATGACATCTACTACAAAGTAAAAACATTATTACGCTTCTAACTACTACAATAAGCGTACGACAAAAATCAAAACAAAATGTCAACAAACAAAGATTTATTAAAGCAAGCAATTGCTGAAGCAAAAACTATTCGTGAGGCTGCAATCGCCAACGCTAAAGAAGCTTTAGAAGAATCTATTACTCCACATTTAAAAGAAATGTTAGCTAAAAAGCTACAGGAAATGGAAAATGACGAAATGGAAGAAGAGATATCAGAAGAAACTATTAACGGTGCAGAAACAGAAAGCTACTCTGAAAATCCAAGAAGACATGGAAATGTTCTTAGAGAAGAAGAAGACGAAGAAGCTCCTGAAGAAGACGAAGAAGAGCCAACTGAAGAAGAAGAAGAGGGTGAAGAGGAAGAACTTAACATCGAAGACATGTCAGTCGAAGACCTAAAAGATCTAATCAGAGACATCGTAGCACAAGAAACAGGTGCAGAAGATGGAATGGAAGATGAACTTCCAGCAGATGATATGGGAGGTGATGATATGACAAGTATGGAAGATGAAGAAGAAATCGACATCAACGAGTTACTAAGAGAATTAGAAGAAGGAAGTCACGAAGATAAAATGACTGAAGATGACGGATACTCTACTCCAAAAGAAGTTCCAGGAAAAGTGAATCACGCATATCACAGAAAACCAGGTTCTAAAAGAGATGATTCAGCAGGAACAAAAGGTGACGGATACATGGAAGGAATGAAAAATTCTAAAATGGAAGGAATGAAAAAACCAAATCCAATGGAAGAGGACTTAAACGAAGCTCTTAAAACAGTTAAGATCTTAAGAAACCAACTTCAAGAAGTTAATCTTTTAAACGCTAAGTTACTTTACGTAAATAAAGTTTTCAAAGCAAATAACCTTACAGAAGGTCAAAAAGTAAATGTTGTAGCAGCTTTCGACAAAGCAGAAACAGTTAAAGAAGTAAAATTAGTTTTCGAAACAGTTTCTAAAAATGTTGTAGCAAAACAACCTGCAAAACCAGCTATTAGAGAGCATAAATCATTTGCATCTAAACCAGCAGGTTCTACTCAGAAACAAGTTATTAATGAAGTTTCAGAAGCAGTAAATAGAATGCAAATTCTAGCAGGTATCAAAGAAAGACAATTTTAATTAACAAAACAAAATTATTTAACCAAACATGGAATTAAATCAATTATTAGAAGGTTCAGGGAACTATAAGACGTTACAAGCTGATGCTCAACGTCTTTCAGGAAAATGGGCTAAATCTGGTTTACTAGAGGGGATCTCTAACGTAAACGACAGAAACAACATGGCTATGATTCTTGAGAATCAAGCAAAACAAATCGTATCTGAAGCATCTCAAACAGGTAACGGTGCAATCGGTACATCAACAGGTGGTGCTGAGCAATGGGCTGGAGTAGCTTTACCATTAGTACGTAAAGTATTCGCTCAAATTTCAGCTAAAGATTTCTTATCTGTTCAACCAATGAACTTACCATCAGGTCTTATTTTCTACTTAGACTTTAAATATGGTACTACAACAAATGGATTTACTAGTACAGGTGCAAACAACATGTACGGAAACGTATCTACAGCTAACGATAAAATAGGAGTAGACGAAGAAGTATCAGGAGGCTTATATGGAGCAGGTAGATTCGGATACTCTGCTAACCAATACACTGCATCTTTAACAACACCAGCAACAGGATCAGCATCATCTGCATCTATTGCGTATAACACAGATTTAACAGCAACTAACTTTAGAGAAGTAAAAGTAGCAACATCTTTCCTATCAGGTTCAGACTTAGAAGCTATTAGATCTTTCAGATTATTATCAGGATCAGTAGACTTTACAACTAATCCGGAGTTAACTTACTTATCTTCTTCTAATACAGTAGTATTCGTAGTTGATACAACTCAAAAAACTTTCAACGCTGCAGGAACTGTTGTAGGATCAGTAGCATACTCAGTACAACCACTTGATACATCAAGAGGTGACTTTGAGGATGGATCTACAAAAATTCCAACCACTGGCGGACAAGCACCATCTACAATTTCAATTCCTGAAATTAACGTAACACTTGCTTCTGAAGCTATCGTTGCTAAAACAAGAAAATTGAAAGCACAATGGACTCCAGAGTTTGCACAAGATCTTAACGCTTACCACTCAATCGATGCTGAAGCAGAATTAACATCATTATTATCGGAATACATCTCTATGGAGATTGACTTAGAGTTAATTGATATGTTGATTCAAGACGCAGCTACAACTGAAAGATGGTCAGCTGTTAACAACAAAGTATGGACTGGTACAACTGCAGCCGGAGCATGGACAACATCAACTTCTGGTTTCTATAATACTCAAGGACAATGGTTCCAAACTATCGGAACTAAAATCCAAAAAGTATCTAACAAAATTCACCAAAAAACACTTAGAGGTGGAGCAAACTTCTTAGTATGTTCTCCAACTGTAGCTACAATCTTAGAATCAATTCCAGGATATGCAGCAGATACAAACGGTGATAAAATGGATTTTGCAATGGGAGTTCAAAAAGTTGGACAATTAAACTCAAGATTTAGAGTTTACAAAAACCCTTACATGACTGAAAACATTATCTTAATGGGTTACAGAGGATCTCAATTCTTGGAAACAGGTGCAGTTTATGCTCCATATATTCCATTAATGATGACACCACTAGTGTACGATCCAGCGACATTTACTCCGAGAAAAGGTATTATGACAAGATACGCTAAGAAAATGATCAGACCCGAGTTTTACGGGAAAATTTTCGTATCAGACGCTGCAACAGTGTAATCGAAATATGAATAAAAAACTAAAGAGGACTTCGGTCCTCTTTTTTTATATAAGTAAAGTTCGTATATTTATATTAAACGATAACGTTATAACATATGTCTTCAAATCATCACACCGATCAGGTTTTTACTCAAAAAAGAAAACCGAAGAATCCAATTAAGTTCCAACTCCAACTTAATGAAGAACAAAAACAAGCAAAAGCCCTTATTGTAGAAAATCCAGTAGTCGTACTTAAGGGAATGGCAGGTTCAGGAAAAACCTTAGTAGCAGTGCAAGCAGCACTCGATATGCTTTTTAGTAAAGAAGTAGAGAAGATTATTATAACAAGACCAACTGTAGCTAAAGAAGAATTAGGATTCTTACCAGGCGATCTTAAAGAAAAGATGGATCCTTGGTTAGCACCAATATATCATAACTTATACATGCTCTACGGTAAGGAAAAAGTAGATAAAGAATTAGAATACGGAAATATTGAAATAGTTCCTTTTGCTTTTATGAGAGGAAGAACGTTTGTGGATGCTTTTGTCATTGTAGATGAAGCACAAAACGTTACTCACGATCAAATGGAAACTGTACTAGGGAGATTAGGTAAGAATTCTAAAATGGTAATTTGTGGGGATTTAGCACAAATTGATCTTAAAGTAAAAAAAGAAACTGGGTTTTCTTTCTTAACTCGTATTGAAGAACAAGTACAAGGATTCAAAGTCTTTGCATTAAAAGCAAACCACAGACACGAAATAGTATCCCCTATACTAAAAGTATATCAGGATTTTAGAGATTGATAGAAACTTGCTATTTATAAATAAATTATAGTCAATGGCAACAGTATCAATATGGAATGGTAGTTCTACATTCTCACCAGGTCAAACACCATTCGGATTTTACGATGCAGATAACCAATTTTCATCCTCAGCAGATAAGGTAGCAAAATATTGTGCCATTAGGTTAGGATATCCGTTAATGGATGTTGAACTTAACTCAGGATCATTTTATGCATGCTTTGAAGAAGCTGTAACTACTTACGGAAATGAAGTATATCAAGCACAAGTAGTACAGAATTACCTATCATTAGAAGGAGGTCCAACAGGATCAAATCTAAATAATTCAGTAATTACGCCTTCTATTCAAAATACGATTAGATTATCTGAAGCATATGGAACTGAAGCAGGTGTAGGAGGTAACGTAAGAATGTATACTGGATCAATAGAAGTAATTTCTGGACAGCAAGTATATGATGTAAAACAATGGGCGATTGGTCAAGGAATAACAGGATCAATTGAAATAAGAAAAGTATTTTACCAAGCACCACCTGCCATTATGAGATACTTTGATCCTTATGCAGGTACAGGAACAGGTATTCAATCACTTATGGATGCTTTTGATTTTGGATCATACTCACCAGGGGTTAATTTCTTATTAATGCCAATTTCTTATGATATATTAAAAGTACAGGCAATTGAATTTAATGACCAGGTAAGAAAATCAGCATACTCTTTTGAAATAATCGATAATCAATTAAGATTATTTCCAGTACCAACCAGATCAGGGTATATAAGATTTGAATATTATAAAGTAGCAGAAAAACAGGGATTAAGTGATAATGCAAATACTGCTGCAGCAGCTACAGGAGGAACTCCAATAACAAATATATCAAATGTACCATATACAAATCCTTCCTTTACTCAGATTAACACACCAGGTAGGGAATGGATTTATAGGTATACCTTAGCACTTGCAAAAGAATTATTAGCATACGTTAGAGGAAAATATACAACAGTTCCTATTCCAGGTTCAGAAGCTACTTTAAATCAAGCTGATTTATTATCAGATGCTAGAACAGAAAAAACAGCATTATTGGAAAAATTAAGAGGGGATTTAGATGCTACTTCAAAACAAGCACAATTAGAAAGAAAAGCAGCAGAAGTAGAGGCTTTAGGTAAAACTCTTAGCCAAGTACCAATGTTAATTTATATAGGATAATGAAATTAAAAGATATATTAACTGAAGCAAAAGAATTTAGCCTATACCAGGGACTAATGAGAGTAAGGCATACAGACGAAATTACTGCTTCTCAAGTAGCTGATTTTATTAGAGCTATGCCTGGAGTTACAAGAGTAACTGCTATAGATTCTAGTGAAGAAACTAACATAGTGGTTTTAAAAGTAAAAATACTTACTTCAAGACCGGCACAAGGGGTGTATGAAAAAATAAGAAAAGATGCTTTCAGGCTTGTACCTAATATAAAAAGAGTAGAAGTAGCATCAAATACAATAGAACCAACAAGTAGATAATGATATTCGGTAGTCAAAGAGATTTTGGATTATTCACAGGAATTAACAGAGAACTTCTCTCAGACGTTATAGAGCAGGAAATCCTATTCTATAAAATGTCTTTAGAACAAACTACTGCAAATATCTATGGAGAGGGAATGGAAAAAGTATTCTGGTCTCCAATCAAATATAATTGCTTAATTCAGAGAGGAGATCAAAGATCAACTGTAGATGATTTAGGGGTGGATATTGTAAGAGAGGTTAAATTCAATATGTTAAGACAGGATCTAATAGATACAAATACTGAACCTGAGATTGGAGATATTGTAATGTGGATGGAGAATTACTACGAAATAGATAACATTACAGAGAACCAGTTATTCTTAGGGAAAGACAATGCATATAGTCTAACTGATTATGGAAGTAATTTTGGAGCATCCGTATCGTTAATATTGGAATGTCACTTAACTAGATCAACCAAAGTAGCAATTGTAAAAGATAGATTATAATGGCAAAAACAAGAAAGCCTATACCAAAATCACAAGTAGAATTGTCTCAAGAGACGATTACACCATATTTGAATAATGGTAAAGCTCCTGTGCCAGCAAATAAAAGAAGAGAAAATCAAAGAACAAGGAAGAATGACGATACAAAAGATTTCTCAGTTGGATTAAAAGATATAGATTCTGCAATTGTATACTATTTTCAAAATGTAATTAAACCATCCGTACAACAAAACGGAATAAAAGTACCTGTTCCTTTCATTTACGGTTCACCAGAAAGATGGGCATCAGTTCAAAAAGATGGGTATTATAGAGATAAGGACGGTAAAATGCAAGCACCATTAATTATGTTTAAGAGAGATTCTCTTGAAAAAAATAGAGCTCTTGGGAATAAAATGGATGCAAATAATCCAATTCATTTTGGTGTTTTTGAAAAAAAATACTCAAATAAAAATATATACGATGCTTTTGGGATACTTACAAATAGAATTCCGGTAAGAGAATTTTACGGAGTTATTATTCCTGATTATATTAATATTACTTATTCTTGTACAATATTTACAGAATACGTAGAGCAAATGAATAAGATAGTTGAATCAATTAATTTTGCATCAGATGCTTATTGGGGAGATCCTGAGAGATTTAAATTTAGAGCAGCAATTGATAATTATACAACAACAACTGAATTAGTAGAAGGAAATGATAGAACAGTAAAAACTACCTTCCAAATTAAAATGGCAGGGTATATAGTATCGGATGCAATAAATACTTCTGCAGCTAATCCAAGAAAATTCTTCTCAAAATCAGCTGTTAGTTTTAAAATAGAAACAGCAGGTAGTGTAGAAATTCTTAATGCAGCAGCAAGAAGCCCACTAACACAAGCTCCTACTCGCTTCTACGATACAGCCTTAACCGGAGTATCTAGCGGGGGAGGAACAGGAGGATCAGGAATGACAGCAGAACAGATAGCGTACGTAGGAATGTCAAATACAGCATTAGCAAATACAGTAACAAGTACAACTGCTACATTTAATAATCATTTAATTGCAACACCACCAACTGGATTCCCTACTATGGATGAAGGGGATTTTCAAGTATATATAAACGGAGTAATGATTCCAACAGAAAATAGAACGACAGTGCAGAGTGGAGCAAACATACAAGTTACATTTAATCAACTAGGATTTACATTAGATTCTACAGATCAAGTAATAATAGTAGGAAAATTTAGTTAAGATATGGCATTAAAATTAATACAAGGAAAGCAAATAACTGTTAACTTAACTGGATCTTTTACAGGAAGTTTTACCGGAGACGGTAGTGGGTTAACAAATTTACCTGCACAAAGTATAAATACTGGTTCTTTTGTAACAACTTCTTCATTTAATGCTTTTACTTCATCTTATAACACAGGAAGTTTTACTGGCAGTTTTACTGGTTCTTTATTTGGTACTGCTTCTTGGGCTATAAATGCTATATCAAGTTCATTTGCTATAAGTGCTTCACAAGCAATATCAAGTTCATTTGCAATATCAGCTTCTTGGGCACCATCAATCGCTGGAGGAAGTACTACTCAAATTCAATTTAATAGTGGAAGTCGACTTCAGGGTACAGGATCATTTACTTTTGATTACTTAAATCAGAGTTTACAACAAGGACTTGCAGTTACAGCAAGTGGTATATACTCACATGCAGAAGGAAATAATACAATTGCAATAGGAAACTATTCTCATGCTGAAGGAACTCAAACAAAAACAGGTATTCAAACTGCATTTGAAAAAGGTAATATAGTAAATGGATTAATAACTCTAAATAGTAATGTATCATCCTTTTTTACACCAGGCGGTTATTTATATGTGTTTGATACTAATATTAATACAAAGACATCTTATTTAATTGACACTGTTACTTTTAATGGGTCTAGCACATTAATACAATTAGTAGATACTACATTAAATGTAACATCAGGTGTTATTGGAGATATAACATACTTACTAAACAATGGCGGAACCTTTGGAAGCACCAGCACTATACCGGGAATATACTCACATACTGAAGGAAATAGCACTAAAGCTGTAGGAGACTACTCCCATGCAGAAGGACAGACTACTACTGCCTTAGGAAATTATTCACATACTGAAGGAGGAAACACACAAGCAGTTGGAACTTATTCACATGCAGAAGGAGCATCCACACAAGCAATAGGAGTTGGTTCCCATGCTGAAGGTAGACTTACCCAAGCAATAGGAATCTATGCTCATGCTGAAGGTCTAGAAACAGTAGCATTAGGAAACTATCAACATGTACAGGGTCAATATAATATACCACTTGGAACATCATCTTCGTTTATTCACGGAAATGGTACAAGTAATGAAAATAGATCAAACTTAATATATGCTCATGATTCTATAGTTGAAATAACAGGATCCTTAGATGTAACTGGAGGTATAATTGGAAATTTAACAGGAACTGCAACAAATGCTACAAATGCAGATAATGCTGCAAATGCTACTCAAGCAGTAAGTGCATCATATGCTTTAACTGCATCTTTTGCTATAAGCTCTTCAAGATCAATATCAAGTTCATTTGCTACAACAGCTTCCTATGCACTAAACGGTGGAGTAACACAAATTATCGCTGGAACAAATGTAACTATAACCAATGGCGGAAGCGGTTCGGTAACTATAAATTCAACAGCTTCTGGTGGTAGTATAAATACAGGATCATTTGCAACAACTGGTTCAAATACTTTTATAGGAAATCAAGTAATAACTGGTTCTTTAAATGTAACTCAAGGTATAACAGGATCTTTATTTGGTACTTCATCTTGGTCAAACAATTCAATAACAGCTTCATATGCTCTAAACGGAGGAGTAACACAATTACTAGCAGGACCAAATGTAACACTATCACCAACTAATGGTTTAGGACAAGTTACAGTCTCAGCATTAAGTAGTGGTGGTGGGTTTAATACAGCAACTGGATCATATGGGTCGTTTTACTCTACCCAAACACAAACTAATGTAGCGGGTACCGCTCGTTCAATGTCTCTTAACACAACAGACATTACAAATGGAGTATTAGTATCCGGATCAACAGACCCATTTAACACATATATTAAGACTGAAAATGCAGGTGTATACGACATTCAATTTTCTGCTCAAGTAGATAAAACAGATTCAGGAACAGATGAAATATGGATTTGGCTTAGAAAAAATGGAACAAATTTAACAGATACAGCAACATCAGTACAATTAACTGGTAATGGGGCTCATTACGTTGCAGCATGGAATTTCTTTGTAAATGCAGCGGCAAATGATTACTTCCAATTAATGTGGTATTCACCAGATGCTAATGTACGTTTACATGCAGAATCCGCATTTGGAGTAGTACCAGGTATTCCTTCATTAATAGTAACAGCAAATAGAGTAGATCAATTTCTATCAAATACAGGATCATTTTCAGGATCATTTACTGGAGGATTTACAGGTTCTTTATTTGGAACTTCATCTTGGGCTACAAATGCATTAACAGCTTCATACGTTCAAAATGCACAAAGTGCTTCATATGTTTTACAAGCAGTAAGCTCATCCTTTGCAGCTACAGCATCACTAGCTCCTGACTATGTGCTAACAAGTGCAACTAGTTCAATGTTACAACCTTACGTACTAACTTCAAGTACATCAAGCTTTGTAGCACCTGATATACTATTACAAGACATAACTATTAATATGCCTAATAATGGTGCTGCAACAACAAATAATGTTGTAGGAACTGCTTTAACTATTGGTGGAACTCCAGGAATAAGAACAATTACAGATACTAATCTATTTACAAGAACAACAAGAATTGCTTTAGAAACTACAGCTGTTGCAGCTAATGTTTTTACCTTTAGACAAGTTGTAGGTTATTTTAGTATAAATACTGGCTTTAAGGCATCATTTAAATTTGGAGCTTCAACTGGTGCAACAAATACCAATGTAAGATATTCTATTGGTGTTTTTGTAGCAAATTTTATTGTAACAAATGTTGATCCAACTACGTTTATAAATTGTGCAGCATTTGCTAGAATAGATGGTAGTACTAATTGGCAATTTATTCATAACGATGCAACAGGAACAGCAACTTCAATAGATTTAGGTGCTCTTTTTCCTGCTAATACAGTTTCTACAGATATGTACTATGCCACTATAGAAACAGTAAGTGGAAATATTAAATATACATTGAAAAGATTAAATACCGGAGATACAGTTACTGGAACAGTAAGTACTAATTTAATAGCAGCTTCAACATTGCTAACAATGTCAGCAGGATGTAGTAATAATGCCAATTCAGCAATATGTGCTTTAGATTTTGGAGGAATGCAATTAATTAAATTTACTTAATATGAATTATTATTTAACATCAGATAGTATAACATTTAACGATCTCAATGAGATTGTGATTATGGAAGATGGAGAACCTACATTTGAATTATACAGAGCTTATTTAATAGCAAATGGAACTGTATATAACAGAGAGTTTTTTACTCAAGAAGAAATACAAACTTATATTGAATCACTATGAAAAAATTTTATTTTGAAGTAATAATTTTTCCTATACTTTGGAAAAACTTTACAAACTATATCTTAGATATAAAAAAAATATTTACACCTAACTTTATAAAGCAGAACTACCATAAACATCTTGGTTACTCATTAGTATTAACTTTTTTTAGTATTTGGTTATTATTTACTTATGCTCATCTAGAAGAAACGGGGAACTTCTTACCTATCTTTTTAGGAGGATTTGGAGCTTATGCTATTAATGGGGTAAGAGAAGGGTATTATCAATATAAATACCAAGCACCATTTCATCAAACAGATGTTAATATGGGAAGTTATGGAGGTATATTAGGAGCAATATTGGCTCTACTATTATTATCATAGTTGTTTTTTTAAATAAAAATCGATAACTTATAATAAAAATAAATAGTTTATGGAAACAACAAAATTACCACAAGAAATCATAGATCAAATAAAATCAATACAGTTTAGAAACCAGGAAGTAAAAGTAGAACTAGGTCAAATAGAGTTAGAAAAACTAAATATTAATCAGAGAAGATTAAATGTAGAACAATTTCTTACTGAACTAAAGGATGAAGAAAAAATACTAGCAGAATTTCTAGAAAAAGAATACGGAAACGGAACTATTAATATCGAGGAAGGAGTTTTTATCCCCAGTCAATTACAAGAAGAGTAAAATAACAGTATCGAATTACTTAAGGAGGGTTTTGACTCTCCTTTCCTATTTATTAGAGAATAAAAGACCTTCTTATTTAGTTTAGGTTTTCTCAATATATAGATTATTAAAAAATAACTAACACAATTTTAAAAAACATGGCAGAATCAATTATCTCTCCAGGAGTATTTACAAGGGAAAATGACATCTCTTTTGTACAACCAGCACCAGTTGCAGCAGGAGCAGCATTTATTGGACCAACAGTTAAAGGACCTGACAATCAGCCAACTGCTGTAACTTCGTATAACGATTATACTAGAAAGTTTGGGGAGACATTTACTTCAGCGTCTAATATCTACGAATTTTTAACTTCAGTTGCTGTAAAAAACTATTTCTCACAAGGAGGTCAAACAGCATTAGTGACTAGAGTTGTATCTGGATCATATACAGGAGCGGTTTCAACAAATATTTTAACAGGATTAAATAAAGCAACAGGTTCAGGAACTATTGCATCTCAATCAGCAGATGGACAACAGTACGCAGTATCATACGCTGGAACTACATATACATTCGTTGCTACGGGATCAGTACCAGCAGATAATCCATCAGGAAATACTTGGTACTTTGCAACAGGATCTTCAGTAGCAACTACAATAACTAATTTAGTAACAGAAATTAACGGAGCATCAGCTTACGTACCTGTTTCAGCTTCAGGAACTGCTACAGCATTAGCTCTAACAGCATCATTAGGTACTTTAGCAAATGGAATAACTTTCTTAACTGGATCAGCAGCAAAATCAACACCTAACTTTACATTAATTACCCTAGGAGGTGGTACAGATCAAGCACCGTTTACTTTAACTACATTAGGAAAAGGAGTTACTTACAATAACGCAACAGGAGCAGCAGATCCAGGAGCTCAAAACTCAGACGGATCATTAATATCTGGTTCAGCAGATAATGTAAGATGTCAAGTTGCAAATATTAATACAACATTAGGAACATTCACATTACTTGTAAGACAGGGTAACGATAATACAAACAATCAGGTAATTCTAGAAACATTTACTAACTTATCACTAGATCCAAAATCTGATAACTATATTGAGAAAGTAATAGGTAACCAGTACGTAACAGTAGCAACAGATTCATCAACAGGAGTATCGTACAACTACTTCCAAGGTACATTCCCTAACAGATCAAACTATATTAGAGTATCTTCAGTAGACTTAACAACTCCTGATTATTTAGCGAATGATGGAATCACAGTTAATACAAATGCATCTGGAGTTTCCTTCTCAACATATTTACCAAGAGCAGCTTCAGGAGCATTTTACAGTGCTATAGGAACAGCAAAATCAGGAGCTAGTTATTTTGGAGCAATAGGAACTACATCAGGAGAATCTCAAGGATTGGTACCTGCAAACTATGCAACAGCAATCTCACTATTATCGAATAAAGATGATTACCAATTTAACGTAGTCTCAACACCAGGATTACTTAATAACGCCGGATTTACTTCTACACTTGCTTCTTTTATATCATTAGCAGAATCAAGAGGAGATTGTATTGCAGTAGTTGATTTGGTAAAGACAGGATCGATTGTAAGTGATGTAACAGGTCAAGCAGTAACAATTAACTCATCATACGCTGCAACTTACTGGCCTTGGGTGCAACTTCAATCAGCTACAGGTAGAAACGAATATGCACCAGCAGGAACAATTATTCCAGGAGTTTATGCATTTACAGATGCAGCTACAGCACCATGGTTTGCCCCAGCAGGACTTGTAAGAGGAGGACTTCCAGGAGTAATTCAAGCAGAAAGAAAATTAACTAAAGGGGATAGAGATACTCTTTATGCAGCAAAAGTAAATCCAATTGCTACATTCCCAGGAACAGGTATTTCAGTATTCGGACAAAAAACATTACAAACTAAAGCATCAGCATTAGATAGAGTAAATGTAAGACGTTTACTTATAGAACTTAAGAAGTTTATTGGTGACCAAGCTAAAAACTTAGTATTCGAACAGAATACTATAGCAACAAGAAATAAGTTCTTAGCGACGGTAAATCCTTACTTAGAATCAGTAGTACAAAGACAAGGTCTTTATGCTTATAGAGTAGTAATGGATGATACAAACAACACAGCAGATGTTATAGATAGAAATCAATTAGTAGGACAAATTTATATCCAACCAACAAAAACTATCGAATTCGTAGTATTAGACTTCGTAGTTGAACCAACCGGAGCTACATTTGCATAATTTATTAACAACACATATTTATAATAAAATAAAGTATCTTGATAGTCGTTTACAGACATATTAATTTAGATTCAAATAAAGTATTTTATGTAGGAATAGGCACTGAAAAACGTGCCTACGACTACAAAAGTAGAAGAAAGAAACCATCAAGTAGCTCTATTTATAAGTAACAATCCAAGTCACAGAATACAAAACTGTGAGCATTGTGGAAGATCGATACAAGGAGCAAGTGCTTTTAAGAGATTTCATAGAGAAAATTGCAAACAAAATAAAAATAAAAATAACTAATAAAATAAGAAATATATGGCTGTTCTCGACCCTAATGAGATAATGTTTAGAGCTTTTGAACCAATGGTTCAACACAGGTTCGTAATGTATATAGATAACATTCCAGCCTTTATGGTAAAGAATGTAAAAGCACCAACATTCCAAGATCCAGTAATAAAACTTGATCACATTAATACCTATAGAAAAATTAGGGGAAAAAGAGAGTGGCAAGATATGGATATGACTTTGTATTCACCAATCACACCTTCTGGAGCACAAGCAGTAATGGAATGGGCTCGTCTAGCACACGAATCAGTAACCGGTAGATCAGGTTATTCTGATTTCTACAAAAAAGATTTAACTTTAAACATATTAGGTCCTGTAGGAGATATCGTAGGAGAATGGATTATTAAAGGAGCCTTTCTTACTAAAGGTGATTTCGGTCAATTCGACTGGACTTCAACGGATGGTATTGTAGAGATAGGAATTACAATAGCAATGGATTATTGTGTCTTAAACTATTAATCAAGTACAAAATACAATCAATAAGAGCCTGGTAAATACAGGCTTTTTTTATAAATTTTATTTTCATATATTTATATATAGAAAAAGTTACTAACAAATAAAATTTATGGAACAAAAACAAAAATTTCCTACCGAAATGGTGGAACTTCCTTCAAAAGGGTTACTTTACCCAAAAGATTCTCCTTTAGCAGAAGGTAAAATTGAAATGAAGTACATGACTGCTAGAGAAGAGGATATTCTAACAAATCAAAACTATATACAATCAGGAGTAGTTATTGATAAATTATTACAATCTCTTATCGTAACACCAATTACCTATGGAGATTTACTAGTAGGGGATAAGAATGCAATATTAATTGCTTCCCGTATTTTAGGTTACGGAAAAGATTATGAGTTTGACTACGCAGGAGAAAAACAAGTAGTTGATTTATCTTTACTTGAACCAAAAGAATTAGATGAATCATTATTTAAATCAGGAGAGAATAAATTTACATTTGTTACTCCATCCTCTCAAGCCGTACTAACATTCAAACTACTTACTCATGCTGACGAACAAGCAATTGATCAAGAAGTAAAAGGGCTTAAGAGACTTAACAAAGAATCTTCAGCAGAACTATCTACAAGACTAAAGAGAATGATTACCTCGGTAAATGGAGATACAGAAATAAAAACAATTAGAGATTTCGTAGATAATTATTTCTTAGCTAGAGATTCTAGAGCATTTAGAGAGCATATTAGACAAGTTCAGCCTGATGTAAACCTAAAGTTCTATCCTGAGAACGGACCAGATGGAGGGGTTGATATTCCAATTGGAGTTAGCTTTCTTTGGCCTGACGCCGGAGTATAGAGCGTCTCTCTTTAATCAAATCCATGATATATGTTTCCATGGCAAGGGAGGATATTCTTTTGGGGAAGTATACGAATTTCCTATATGGTTAAGAAGATTCACACATAGAACAATGATTGAGTTTTATGAAAATGAAAATAAACAGAGTCAGAAAGCTTCAGGAAAACAGTCATTACTTGACAATGGAAAAATTAAAGCTCCAGACTATAGTACAAAAGCCCGTAGATAATATGGGCTTTACCTATTTATAATAAACTATTTTTAAAATGACACCTGCAGAAGAATTAAAAGATTTTAAAACTCAGATTGAAGATCTCAGAAAGAAGTTAGGATATATACAACCTTTTGATGTAAAAAATCTACAAGATGCTAAACAGTTACTTGGAGCACTTTCAACTGAGCTTAGGGAAATGGGAGGTCATCTTGACTATATTTCAAAATCGTTTAAAGATAGCGTCAATGAAATGTCAAGGCAGAATGTGTATTTGGCAACAGCAAAAAAATCCCTTACAGGTATTTCTGATATTTCAAGAAAATTAGTTGATTATAGAAGAGGTGAGAATACATACACAGAAAAACAACTAAAAGACTTAAAAGACAAGGCTAGAGTACACTTTGAAGAACTTAGGATAGCCGAACGTATGGGTAATCTAAATGACGCAGACTTAGAAGCTACTAGAGATGCTCTTAAGGAAGCAATTGAGTTTAACAATCAGGTTGATAAAACTATTAAGTTACAACAAGAAGTTAACAAAGAAATAGGATTATTAGGAGTAGGATTAGAAGGAGTAGGTAATCTTTTAGGAAAATTAGGATTTGAAGGACTATCAAAACCTTTCTCAGATGCAATTGAAAAGACAAAGCAAGCAAGACTGCAGTACAAGCTAAATCAAGAGGCAATTGCAGATATAGGAAAGGAGTATGCAAGACTTGGTGTCCACGAATTAGAAAAAAAATCTGAACTAAGAAAGCAGCTTTTATTATACAAAAGTCAGAGTGACGAACTAAAGTCTCAGACAAATAAATACAAAAATATTGCAGAAGCAGTAAAAGAACAAATTACTTTAGTAAATGTTGTTGATTACGGAATACAAAAAATTATCACAGGATTTTTAGAAGTAAATAAAGCATCTGTAGAATTAGAAAGGTTAACTGGACAAAATAGTCAAGCATTAGCAGGAGCAAATTTTGAAGTAGCAACTACAGTAGATGTACTAAAAGTAGCAGTTGAACTAACACAACAGTTAGGCATCAATGCACAAAATGCATTTTCATCAGACGTACTAGCAGGAGCAGCAGGACTTAAAAATGAAATGGGTTTAGCTGCTGATGAAGCAGGTGGATTAGCTGTTATGGCACAGACAACCACAGGTGATATTAACGGGATGGTTGACGGGATTGTAGCATCAACATCTGCATTTAATAAAGCAAATAGAGCAGCAGTAAGTCAAGGACAAATACTAAGGGATGTAGCAACAACATCAGACTCAATAAAACTCTCATTAGGAAACAATCCTGCAATGATTGCAAAAGCAGCTTCAGCTGCAAGAAGATTAGGATTAGAGTTAAAAGATGTTGATAGTATAGCAAGTTCGTTAATGAATTTTGAAGACTCAATTTCAGCAGAACTAGAAGCAGAACTACTAACAGGAAAACAGCTTAATTTAGAGAGAGCTAGAGAACTAGCATTAAAGAATGACTTAGTTGGATTAGGTAACGAAATCTTTAAAAATTCAGTAGATATTAATGAATTTGGAAAAATGAACCGAATTCAACAAGAGGCTTATGCAAAAGCATTAGGATTAACAAAAGACCAACTTGCAAGAATAGCATATAATAAAGCTATCGAGAAGCATATGACTGAAGAACAAGCAGCAGCAGCAGCAGGTGTAACAGCGGAGTCGATGAAACAGATGGATGTTCAAGAAAGAATATCGAAAGCTATTGATAAGCTTGCTCAAGCATTTGCTCCTATCTTAGATATTGTTGCAGATATAGCAGATGTAATAGGGGCAATTATAAATCCAATTGCAGGAATTGTTGGGTATATAGTTAAATTCTTAGATACACTAGGACTAATAAAACCACTATTAATTGCAATAGGGTTATATTTTATGGGAGGAGCTATTGCAAAAGGCATAGGTTCAATGGTAGGTGGAATCCGTAACTTAGGACAATCACTCAAAGACATAAGCAAATCAGACTTTTTCGACAAGTTTAAAGAGATAAAAGATAGTTACCTAGGTGGATTAGCACCAAAAGTAGCTGAAGCTCCTGAAAAGGGGGGTATACTAGATACTGTTAAAGGAGCCGTTGAAGATAAAGCAAAAGGAACCGTAGAAGATAAGGTAGGCGGGACAGGATTTAAAGATAGTATGAAGAATCTTGCAGAAGGACTAAAACAAATGGGTGCTCAAGGAGTACTAAAAGGAATTGTCAACTTAGCATTAGCAGGCCCAGCTTTAGTACTTGCACTTCCATCTACACCATTTTTACTGTTTATGGGGAAAGTAGACTTGAAAAGTTTATCTTCAAACTTTACAGCATTAGCAACAGGACTAAGTGCAATGTCAGGTACCCTTATGGGGTCGTTAGCATTAGCAGCTTTTGGAGTAGCAGGACTGATAGCAATACCTTCATTAATATTCTTAGGAGGAATAGCGTTAATAGGAGAAGCAGCAGCAATAGGATTAGGAGCATTAGCTACAGGGTTAAGAGCATTAGGAGTAGCAGCAGCAACAGGACTTCCATTCGCAGCAATAGGCTTAATAGCAGCACTAGGATTGGCAATGATACCATTTGGAATTGCACTAGCATCGGCAGCACCTGCAATTGAAGCCTTCGGAACAGTAGTTACTTCTATTTTTACAGGACTAGCAACAATGGTGGGGGCAGTAGCAGATGGATTTGTAAAACTAATGGGAGCTGTTACAATGGATAGCATAGGACCAATGCTTCTTCTAGGACCAGCCTTATTCGGAATAGCAGCAGGGTTAGGAGCAATAGCACTTGCAGGACCAATGGCGATTCCGGCGCTAGTAGCAGTAACAGGCCTAACAGCAGTAGCAGATGGAGTTGCATCACTTTTTGGAGGAGGAGAAGAGAAAATAGCAACAGGAAAAGAAGGAGAAGGCAATTCCTCAATGGCAGCTGTAAATGAAAAATTAACAACACTAATTAATCTTGTTAGAGATGGACAAGATATTTACTTAGATGCAAATAAAGTAGGTAGAGCACAATCACTTGCAGTTTTAAAATCACAGTAACACACTATTTATAATAAAATAAAAAACAATTAATATGGGACTATTAGACTTATTACCATCAAGCAACCTAGGTTTAGACGGACTTACACCAGCACAAATTGCTAGTGCCAATCCAAACTCAACTATGCATTACCAATCGTCAATTAACAACAATCCTAATCTACCAGGTGGGTATCCATCCCCGTCTGTTTTAGATTTAGACGGAGTAACACCAGCAAAGTATTTGGACAATCCCCCAGGATAATAAGCAACTATGGCAAACGGATTAATAAATCTCCAAACAGACCTAAAAAGTCTTCGTTATGGAAACGATAAACCTTACATTACTAAGAACATAGGTCAAGCACCTGGAAGTCAACTAGGAATGGAGGCTCAACACCGTATAGACGATACTTCCCGTATTGCCCAAATGCTTATTGATAAACCAGGAATTAAGTATCTGTTAAATGAAGCTTTGCTTCAACAAATAGATATTGATAAAAAAATAAAAAATAGAGGGAATAAAACAGTAGCAGGAGCAGTATTAGGTCAATTAGGAAATACCTTAGTCGGTACAGCAAAGATATTAGGATCAACCCTAGCACAAGTTCCTGTAAATGGAACAGGACTTCATTTCTTAAAAGGATTTAGAACTGATACATATCTTCAACCAGCAAACGGAAACCAAGCTTCTGGTTTTGCTCAATTTTTTGGAGCCGGAGGAATAGAAGGAGCACAGTATGCATTAAGAGGGGAAGAAGTTCCCGGAGTACATGAATCAGAGCTATTAGGGAGAGAGAGTAAGTTTGATTACGATGATTACCTTAACTTATCTATACCAGAAGACAGTAGTCAACATAAAGCATTAACAGAGGCAGGAAAACCAATAACACTGCTAGGACCTCAGTACGAAACAACAGCTCAACCTTTTGAATTAGGAAGAAGTAATCAGATAAAAGAAGCTGATCAGGAAGAGTTGCTTTCGAATAACGGTAGTGACGGAAAGCAGCTATACACTGCACAAGATACCTATACAGGAAAGACAGCAAAAGATGTAATAGGTAATACACTTACAGGAGCACCGATAATAGTATCTCCAGCAGTAGGTGATGGAATACATCCAAATGATACTACAGTAGAAAAAGGAAAACTACCAGGAAGTAAAGATAGTAAGAGCGAAATAGGATCTAAAAATCAGCCAAACCCTGGATTACTAGATAAGAATAAGTAAACTACTGTTAAACCATATAAAAAACCTGTAGAAAATCCTTCAGAGAATAAAACTAAAAAACTAATTCCATCAACTGGAGATAAAGGAGATGTAAAAGGAGGTCTTTTTGAAACTTTTAACGAAAGTAAGACCTATACAAATGCAGTAATAAATGGTAACTTAGGTCAACCACTACCAAACCTAGAAACATATTACGTACCTAATCAAGCTAACGTAAATACAGTTTCGGGAATAGGTATTCAAGAAGCTAAGAAAGATCAAGTAGGTAATGAAAAATTTACCCCTAATAGAGATAGAGGGACTTTAGTATTCGGAACTCAAAAAATACAAGACTTTAGAGATTCAGGAGCTCAAGGAAGTAAATTATATGCTTCAGCAGAAGAAGGATATGAAAACATTCCTAAAGAAGACTACACACAGTATGCTAGAGAAACCAGAGTAGGATTAGGATCTCAGGGAAAAAAAATAGCTAGAGTAGATTATAATGCACCAACAGATCCAGAAGTACAAGATAAAATAAATGCATTAGATCTCACAAAAACAAACCCAGACGGAAATTCAGCAGCAAGAGATTTTGCAAAGCTATATTTTGAAATAATAAACCCAGATAGCAGGGAGAGTGTTTTTATTCACTTTAGAGCATTTTTAGATAGTTTAGATGATTCATTTAATGCCGATTGGCAAGGTCATAAGTACGTAGGTAGAGCAGAAGATTTCTATACATATGGAGGATTTAGTAGAGATATTAATTTTTCATTTAAAATAGCAGCAGCTACTAGATCAGAAATGAAACCGTTATACAGAAAAATGGTCTATTTAGCTTCGACTACAGCACCTACATATGGAGATAGTGCTTTTATGAGAGGTACTGTTGTTAAATTGACTTTAGGTTCATATCTTACACAAGTGCCGGGTGTAATAACTAGTATTAAGTATGCTTGGCAAACAGATTATCCATGGGAAATTGCAATGAAATCGCCAGAATCAGGGGAATCAGACGTACAAGAATTACCAATGGTACTAGAGTGTAGTATATCCTTTAAACCGATACATGACTTTGCTCCGCAAACAGGACTATATCATTATTTTACAAGCAAGAATACAAATCAACCAGGTGCTTCACCGTTTTTTACACAAGCAGAAGAAATAAGTTAATGGCAAATAGGTACACAAATATTAAAACAGAAAAAACATCTACAGGAGTTCCTTACTATACGAACTCTATATATCCGGAAATACCTCTAAATCAAGAAGACTACTATGTTATAACTACTGCAGGAGATAGGTACGATACCCTAGCACTACAATTCTACGGTGATGACAGTCTATGGTGGATTATAGCATCAGCAAACACCTTCCAACAATCTGGACTAACAATAGTACCCGGAGTACAATTAAGAATACCTGCAGACAAAAGCGGAGCAATTCAGCTATATAATCAAGTTAATGCAACTAGGTAATGGCAACAAGTAATTCACGTACTGGAAAAATTGGAAGTGGTATTAGACCTAGTGTAGCAGATCAAATAAGAGCTAGGGAAGCCTCCCTATCGAGAACACTCACAAAGAAAAGAGAAGATATACTGTATCAAAACAGTAGAACAGCTTGGATTAGACTATCTTCAAGTGTTAATACTTTATCTCAAGATGAAATAAAAAAACTAAAAGCTAAGGAAGGTAGAACAGACATCACAGGAGATAACACTCTAGCAAGATCAAATATATTACAAGGCGGTTTACTAAATCCAAACAGAGGACTTAGAGGCGGTGTAAATACAGGTAAGGAAGTAGATAATTTTGCTGCTTACAACAACAGGCCGAATAGTACAGGTATTAGGCCAATGCCTGGTGTAACAGGAATGTCTGTTAAATCAAAAAATACCTACGGTACTTTAAGAGAAGCAGAGGTAAAAATATCTGTATGGACTCTAGAGGATTTTGATATGATAGAAAAATTATTTCTACGACCAGGTTTTTCAGTTCTACTAGAATGGGGACATACTGCTTACTTTATGAATAATGGATCATACAGTACAGCTGTACATACTGTATCTCCAAACTTATTCTACGGAAAAAACGTTAAAGTAGATATGATACTAAACGACATTGATAGAGCGAGAAAACAATCAGATTACAATTACGATGCAATGTTCGGTAATATAAAAAACTTTAATTGGAGTTTTAAACCTACAGGAGAGTACGAATGCTCTATTAGCATTATATCTGCAGGTGAAATTATTGAATCAATAAAATCAGCTTTTGATCCTAAATTAAGAATAAAAGATAAGGCTCAATATGATGATCCGGATAGTGAAGAAGGAAAAGAACAAAAAAAGAGTATATTTCATTATGCACTTGCTAAGTTAGGTAAAATGGGATCAATGTTTGGCAGTACATTCAATAGAGATGACCTAGCATCAGAAGCACCAGATCTAGCTGCCGTACTAAAACCATTTACAGGATATTATGATGATATTCAATTAGATGATGGATGGTTCTCTGATACAGAAACTCCTATGCAATGGATTACGTTAGGAACTTTTTTAGATATTATAAATAAAATGGTTGTCCCTGTTGATAATACAAAAAAAGAAGAAGACACAGGTTCTAGAACATACCTTAAATTTAACACAGAGTACGAATACGTAATGGACGGGGAAGTTCAACAACTATCATCAGACCTACTCACCTTCCCTACACATTTTTCAATAGACCCAACAGTTTGCGTACTACCAACAGCACCTACCTTATCAGATTGGTCCTATAAGACATTTTTTTTATCAGTAGTACCAGGAAAAGTTGATGCAATACATAATAATCTTGTAGTTGATGAGAAATATAAAAATGATGTACTTAATATATTAGTATCAATACCGTACCTTAAGCAAAAATTGGATGAGGCACTTGATACAGAAGGAAAATTTAATAAAAGTTTATCCGACATACTTACAAGTATATTTGAAGGAATGAACGATGCTTTGGGAGGTATTAATGAATTAGCATTAGTATACGATGATGAATATGATGGAGGTACTTTTTTTGTAGTAGATAGAAAAAATACAACAGTATTAGGAGATATCTCTCCAGTAATAAATATCTCAGGAGTAAAAACAACCGTCAGTGAAGTTAGTATTAGTAGTAAAATAACTAATGAAATGGGATCTCAAATATCAATTGCAGCCCAAGGAACTACACAAAACTATTCTGAAAATGTTGAAAATATACTAAAATGGAACTCAGGAATCATTGATAGAATTAGAGTTACAAAAGATGTATCAAGTATTAGTAAAGAGACAGCAAAAGAAGAAGAAGAAGATAAGACAGAGAGATTTGCTGACTGGTTAACAGATGTAATAGATTTTTTTCAAAATTTTAATTCAAACACAGGATACGATAAAGAAGAATTAGAAACGGCTAAAACTTGTCATAAGGAATGGACAGTAGATCAAGCTAATAAAAATAGAATAATACAAAGCCAACCAGTACCTGGATTAGTTCCTGTTGAACTATCTATTACATTAGACGGAGTAGGGGGACTTAGGGTAGCAGAGAGTTTTAAAATTAATGCAGGAATACTTCCAAGTAAATATAACGAAAAATTTGGATACCTAATAACTGGACTAGAACATACTATAGGGAAAGATAGTAGATGGTTAACAAACATAGCCGCACAATTTTTAACTATTGATACTCCTACTGCAGAAGAAATAGCAGCAGCAGGAACAGTTGGAACAGCTACAACAGTAGATGGAAATTATTCAACTGAGCAAAAACAAACTCCAAAATCTAGTACAACAACCAAGAAAGGTCCAGCCCCGCCGCCACCAACTGAACTTGTAAGAGCTATGAGAAGGTATGGAATTACAGCTCCTACAGAAAGAGCTCATTTTCTTGCTCAATGTGCTCATGAATCAGGAAACTTTCAATGGAAGAAAGAATTTGCATCAGGAAAAGCATATGAAGGAAGAAAAGATTTAGGGAATACACAGCCAGGAGATGGAGTTAAGTTTAAAGGAAGAGGGTATATCCAAATTACAGGTAGAGAAAATTACACAAAATACAGTAAGTATTTAAAAAGTACAGGATCTAAAGCAGATATAATGACAAACCCTTCGATACTTGAAGGAGATTATTTTGCAGCTGATTCTGCATGCTACTGGTGGAAGTACTTATCCAGAAACATAACAGGATTGACAGGAGGAATAACAACTGCAGATGTAGGAAGAGTTACACAACGAGTAAATGGAGGTACAAACGGATTAGATGATAGACAGGCTAAGTTTAATAAATACTGGGCAGATATTTCAAAAGATAATTCAGCATACGCATAATTATGGCAACAGATAGAGATACAAAATCGAAACAAGTTAAGTATATAGCAAAAACAAAATATACTGAACCTAAATCTACACCAGGAGGAGAATTTGCATATAAAGACACAGGTAAAGATTATAAAGGTAATTATTTTGAAGATTACAAAAAAAGGTACTTTGCAGGAAAAACCCCAGACGATAAAGGAGGAGAGCTGATAAAAGTAAGAACAGAATTACCTGGCCAACTACTAACTGTTGCAACAGCATTACTATCTATGGCTTTAAAAAGTTTTTTTAAACCAAAAGTAAAAAACTCTGATAAAAATAAAGGGGCAATTACAAGATACTTTGTCCAAGCAAATAATACAAAGAAAATTACAGAAGTATCAAAAGAAGATTATTTAGCAATAAGAAAGGAAATCCCTAATAAGAGTTTTGCAACAGTATACTGGATTATACAAGGACCAGCCGAAGATAAAAATTTTAATGGATATCCATATGAAGGAGCAGCATCAAAGAATAAAAAAACAATTACAGCTTTAGAATCTCAGATGCCAGGAATTTCTACATTTATAACAGATTATTCCTTCCTTGTAGAAGATCCAGCTACAAATCAAAAACCGATATTATCAACTTCTACAGAAGTAGAAAAAGATCCTGAAATAAAATTAGAAAACGATAGAAAAGCTAATTTCGATTTAAGAAAATAAGTACTATTTATATAAAAATAAAAACAAAATGGAAAATTTTAATTTAAAAAAATTCTTAGTAGAGAATAAATT